GTTAAAAGCTTTTTGATTCTTCTTTCAGTTTTTGTTGTAGCTCTTTTTAAATAAGCAGTATCAATTTGGATTCCATTCCCTTCTACTTCTGCCAGGGCAATAGCTCCATCATGAAGTAATTTATAAGCTGATTTTTTATATGGTATCACTAAAGATTCCTTTCAAGCTTTAAAAAATCCTCTGGTCGGATTCCTTTATCATCTAAATAAAAATCAGCTAAAACTTTTCTGGCATCTATTCCATAAGTGGCTATTGATTCAGATATATTTTTATTTACAGCATCAAATTCTAAATTAAATGATTTGCAAAATTGAACTGCTTTATCCAAGTCAACTCCTTCTCTGCAAGTCCATAGAATTAAAGTATGTCCATCTTTTCTTAATCGTTTTAATATGTTTATTAAACGTGTATTTGCTTCCCCAATTTCAGGATATTTAAAATCAACCAAAGTCCCATCAAAATCAACTGCTATTATCATTGAATATTTTCCTTTGCTTTTTCATTATCGTATATTCTAAAAGGCTGTCCAGTCCATTATACATTAACATTTCTTTTGTATCAAGTTCTTCAATCCGGTTGAATCCATTTGAATTCTTGGACATCAAATAAGGATATATATGAGAATCATAATCAGATATTCCCAGATGGATATAGGATTGAAATTTGATTGAGGATATTCCAGAACGATTATCAAGGCAGTGGGCCGCAAGCATGGTGTCCCAGACCCATCCTTTTACTCCATGACCTAAGATTGCTCTGGTCCATCTCTCTTCAAATTTAATATTGCTGGCTACTTTTTTCAGGTTTGGGTTCTTTAGTATGTCTGATAAAACTGAATGATGTTTTTTATCTATCATACAGGCGAATGTGTCTTTGCCATTCAAACAAAAGGATACTGAAATTATTTTATGTCCTTTCTTATCGGGCTTGAGTCCATTGGTTTCGTAATCAAAAGCCAATATACCTTTTTTGGTTGACAAGTTTGCCATTCGTTCCCAAGCGTATTTAGGTTCAAGAATAATATCCACTTTACTTTTCAATTTATCCAGAGAATATTTTCTTATTTTTTTATTTTCTAAACTTATTGCTTTCTTTAAATGCTTTTTAAATATCTTTATCAATAATTTATTCTCACCTTCTTTCATTATAAAGTAAGGATGATAAGTTGGACAAACCCAAGCATTGTATTGAGGACTGGGAATATTCCAACCAACCCATTTGTTTATTGGTCCTAAATTCTTTTTCCATTCCCGAAACATTAAGCTTTCCAAAGCAGCTTTACCTAAAGCAATTATAACATTTGGTTTTAATTTGTCAATTGTTTTAAGAAGATTGGGACGGCAGCTGGAAATCATATAAGGTTCTACTTTATTTTTAGGAGGTTTACAGATAACAGAATCCGTCGTCCAGCAATCATCTAAATCAATATCAAGATCAAATAAAATATCTCTTAATAGATGCCCTACATCATCTACAAAATATCTTCCTTGTCTATCTTCATCATTTCCTGGAGCTTCAGCTACAAATAAGATTTTATGTTTTCCAAAACCCAAAACTCCCATCTTAGGACTAATTGCCGATTTATATAATCCACATTTTCCACACTCGGAAAGTTTTGAGATTGTTTGGTCCTCTGATTTTAAATCAGATCCAGTAAAAAAACCTTTCATGATGCTTTCTCAATTACAATAACGAAATGGAAGTTGTCTTTTTCAATCTTGATTTTTGATTCTCCAAAAATAATATTTAATGTTTTGCTTAATATATCCTTTAGAAAATCAACACTCACTATAAAGGAAATAGGCTTCCCGGAATACCGGGCAGGTGACTTTTCTTCATACCAACCATTTTCCTTACTGGTTTTAATTATTACTATTCCTTTTTTAAGAGTAATATGAGCAACACCAAGACCATCATTTCCACGCATCACCTGGGATCTTTCCAAAGTTTGAATTATTCCTTTTGGAAATCTTCCAATGCTTTTCTTGTTTACTTTAATGATGCTGTCTATCATACCATCTTCAAAATATTCCATCTCTGCGCATCTGATAGAGTATCTGACTTTTTCAGAACTGATCATATGAAGCCAATTATCTTTAATCCCTGCTTTCACTATTTCTTTATTTCCTATTGAGATAATACTATCAGCAGGAATCATAGCATCTTTATTAAAACCTGTTTCTGTATCAATTCGGAATATTCGATACCTGTCAGTGGCTTCAATTAAATCTGAAGAGAGATGGACATGGGTTGTTTTTGGATTGGTATGATCTCTTCCACATATTCTTGCGCATTGAAGAATGTTATGAAAGAATCCTTTTTTAATTTTTTTAAATTTTCCCATTTCTGGAACTTCTTTATATGGTAAAAGGATTTCTTCAAAAATTGTGATGCCTGCTCTCTTCCTTTTTCCTTTGATCAATAATTCTTTATTTTTCAAAGTAATTATTATGTTCTCATCCGGGTAATTCTCCAGGAGTTTTATTAAGTCTGATCCTGAAATTGCAAAATCTTTTTCAATCCCTATATCATATTTAGCTGAAGCAAAGATTTCCCCATTGAAAGAACATATTGTTCCATCCTGAAAAACGAAAGCATTTGATTGCTCAAGTATTTCATTCGTTGTCAAAGCACATTTCAAATTATTTAGAACTGTTATTAGTTCTGTTCTTTTTATCATTTTGTTTTTCCTTTCTCCTTTTAATTATTTCATTAAGTTTTTTATTTCCTATATTTCCATAAGTAAATAAAGCATGGCAATATCTTTTTTTATATTTTAATTGATCACTAACATCTCCTACTAAATAAATAATCATGATGATTTTTTCTCAGTTTTCTGTTTTTGTTTTTCCATTGAAATTTCTTTAAAAAACTTTTTTCTCTGGTCTATATAACCAAAACTAAATAAAATATGATGGAGTCTTGACTTGCGTAATGTAAATTCTTTTGATTTTCTTGTGCTAATAAGACCTGCCAAATAAATAATCATAATAATGTCTTTCGATTTTTAAATTTTATACTCCAGGGCCATTTTGGACAATGAGATTCAAATTCAGTAAAAGCATATAAACAAGCATCCACTCTTCTCATTCTAGTATTACAAACTCCTGGAGATTCCACAATTTCAATTTCTTCTTCTTTTATATACCAATTTTCATTTTCTTTTAAAGTGTAATCCAGGTCTACTTTTTTAAATGAGCTTTTTCCATATGGAATTCCAACACTTTTTAAATATTTAAAGATATACTTTCTTAAATAAGAAGGCTTGTTTCTAAAATGGGAATTTGATCCTTTCTTAAATCCAACATTTGAAATAGTAATGCTTTTGATATTACTCCAATCATATCCTTCTTTCCCTTTTTTTGGATAGAGAATTGATCCAAAGCCAGGAGAAGTTAACCAAGAAGTAGAATCCACTGAATACCAAGGATATCTTTTCATCAATCTGAAACTTGTCATTCCAAATCCATGTACCTTCAGAATAGGCATTCCTTTATTATCAGTTAAATTATTTAACCATACTCTATCAAGAACTTCTTTTCTTGCTTTACTAGATACTCCTACCATGGCCCCTATACAAATATATGAATATCCTTCATCAATATATTTCTGAAGCCATTTAACATCTGTATCAATATGCCATACCGGGCAGGGATTTAAACCATGCTTTTCAAACCATTTTTGATTTTTATAAGTAAGTTCAGCATTACCTATGACATCAAGATTTGCATATACATCAAAGTGTTTTTTATTCTTTTTTAAAAAAATAGCATATTGTTTTCTATACTCTTTGTATTCTTTTAATTGCACATAAGAGTAACTATCAAATTGTCGACTTTTTAAAGAGGACATGGCTGATCCATCTTTACTGCCTTTTGATACTTTTTTATAAATACCAAAAGCTCCACTATCAAGAAATAATTTAATACTCATGTAATTCCTATTTAATCATTTGAAATAATTCAGACCTTGATGAATCTTTTTCCCGGAATACTCCTGTCAGGCTTGAAGTAGTCATAATAGAATGTTGCTTCTGGACTCCTCTGGAAGTCATACAGAAGTGCTGAGCTTCAAGAATGCAGGCAGAGCCCAATGGCTTTAATTCTTCATCCAGAAGCTTTGTGATTTCCTGACAAAGCCTTTCCTGTATCTGCAGCCTTCTTGCAAACACTTCCAAGACCCGGGCAAGCTTACTAATACCAACAACTTTTCCATTAGGGATATATGCTATATGAGCTTTCCCAAAAAATGGAAGCATATGATGTTCACAGGTGGAATAGAATTCAATGTCTTTCAAGATAACCATCTCATCACTTGAATCATCTTCAAATACTTTTAAAACAGATTGAGGATTAACAGTATATCCACCATATAATGTATCCCAGGATTTAAGAACTCGATCAGGAGTTTCTTTTAATCCTTCTCTGTCTGGATCTTCTCCTATGTATTCAATAACCCGTCTGACATTTTCTTCTGGGCCAGATTCATTTGTCATTTGTTCCCAAGGAAATATTAACCAACCCGGGGGATTATCATCATTTTCAATTTTGTTATATAAAGCATAAAAAGGAATGTTTGGATATTCCTTTTTATATTTTTGCATTGTAGCTCCAGAGTCAATGATATCATCAACAAATACATCAGCATCTTTTGGATTAGTGACTAATATAACAGCCTCTGGTGAAAAACATTTAATTAAAAGAGCCACAGGAATACCACCCCGTGGAATCCCATATACATATAGTTCTCTTTCCAGAATAATTTTTCCTAAATCTTTACGAATTTTATTTACAATTCCTGCTGACTTTATACAAACGTCTGGCCAACTTAGGAAATATTTATTAGTCTGTGAATCTGTACTGACAGGTTCCATCCAGGATTCTCCTTTACAAATTTAATAGCGGGTTCAAAATCATTACTGCAAGGCTGAATATAAAAATGATCAAAACTTTTACTTAATAGTACAGGCAGTACTGTTATCAGTTCTATATCAATTCCAGGTTCAAAAACAACTTTTATTTCATCTCCAATAATTATTTTATCTAAACCTAATGCAAGGAAATACTCTTCAGTGGATTTTCCATGAACACAATCCATAAATTTTGGAGATACTGTAATCCAATCTATCCAAGGCAATATGCCCCCGGTTAAATTTGTTCCATTTGTTTCCAAAGCAATTCCATTTACAAAGAATGATTTTAAATGAGAAGTTAAAGGCTCAAGATCATATATAGTGGGTTCTCCTCCCGTAATAACAAATAAAACTCTTTGAGGATTATTTACACAAGATTTTAATAAATCCTGAATGGTATCAGTGATCTCTATTTCTGACATTTGATTTTCTTTTGAATGATCAGTATCACACCAGGGGCATTTTAAATTACAACCAGATAGACGAATAAATATAGCAGGTCTACCTGCGTAAAATCCTTCTCCCTGGATAGAATAAAATATTTCGTTTACGGGATAAAGCATGCTATGTTTCCCTCACTTTCTTGAACTGTAACTTTTGAAACCGTTATTAATCCAGTACATTCCCCTTCAACTTCATACGCAATCCATTTAGCAATATTTTCTGCTGTGGGATTGATAGGATCAATTACATCATTTATATGTGCATGATCTAATTTATTGACAACATTTTTTATATCTTTAAAATCAACTAACATTCCATTTTGATTTAATTTTCTTCCCATTATTTCAACAGTAATAATCCAATTATGTCCATGAACATTTTGGCAAGGGGAATCATAATCTAATTTAAGTTTATGACTTCCTGCAATTTCAATTCTTTTTGATATTTTATACATATTTATACCTCATATCTTATAGGGTCTTCAAAACCAATATTTTTAAAGGCTTCCAAACGTTCCTGACAAGCTCCACATTTACCACAAGCTCGTATCTGGTCTTTGTAACAAGTTCTTGTAAACATATAGGGAAAGCCTATCGTTAATCCATATCCGTATTCTAATATTTGAGTTTTATTTTTATTTAAAAATGGAGCATGAAGAGTAACCTTTTCATCTGTCCCATGTCTTATAGCACAACTCATAGCATTAAAAAATTCTGGTCTGCAGTCTGGATATATAGTATGATCTCCAGAATGGATTCCTAAAACAACTGAATCAAATCCCCGGCTCTCAGCAATCCCGGCAAGGATAGATATAAAAATAATATTCCTTCCTGGAACAATTGTTTGTTTCATAGATTCAGATTCATAGTGACCTTCAGGAATAGTCCCTCCACTCTGAAGTAGATTTGATTGAAGATGTTTTCCTACTTCCTGAAGGTTAATTTTTATATATTCAACATTAAAAAAATCAGAGAGCTGTTGTGCACATTTTTGTTCATAAGAATTGTGCTTGCTACCGTAGATAAATCCTACGGCTAATACTTTTTCACTTTGTTCTTTTGCCCAAGCGAGTGCGGTAGCAGAATCCATCCCGCCCGATAATGACACAACAGCTCTCATCTTTCTTCCTTTCTTTTTAAAACAATTATTTAATGTAAAAACCACCCTTGTCGGTTTTCTTGATCTTCAAATTCTTTTCCCGGTTCAACCGATTGGGAAGCTGTACCTTAATGGTACTCAGCATGGCATCAGCTTTCCGGTCAGGAAATCTTTTTTCCAGTTTGGCCAGGATCTGTTCTTTATTAAGAGGCCGTTTTGAAGCTTTAAGAAATTCGACAATAGAAGCAATCACACCAGGCTTTTTAGGTTCAGATGCTTTTTTCTTTTTGGCAGGAGCTTTTTTAGCTGCCTTCTTTTTCTTTGCCGGAGCTTTCTTAGAAGATTTCTTTGATGATTTTTTTCTGGTTTTCTTTTCTTCAATATCTTCCAAGTCTTCATCACTTGGTTCCAGATCATCATCTTCAAATTCATCATCTTCGTCTTCTTCAAATTCTTCTTCCTCTTCCTCTTCTTCATCATCCATTTCCATCCCCATCTGTTTTAAAGCAGCCAATTCAGCCTTGGTCAGCTTTACATCTTCATCCATACCCTCATCGGTGAGTTCCCTTTCCAATTTGGACTGGGCTCTTTTAAGAGTAATACCAGATGAATATTCAATACCCATCTTGTCCAAAATCCCCAACACTGCTTTCCTGCTTGGTTTAGCCATTTTGTTTTCTCCTATTAAAAAAGTAACGGCTACGGTTCTAATTAAAAATAACTATATATTATTATCTTTTCAAAATCGCGTTTTTAGCAAATAAAATTAAAAAAACTTTCACTTTGTTTTCTTTCTGAATTTCAATTTGCTTGTTTTCTTACTCTTAGAGGGAGTATCTTTGCTTTTCTGTTTTTTCCTTTTCTTCATAATTTTTTTGCCTTTTTCAATCCAACGATCAACTTCATCCATATTGTTCTTCCACCGGGAACAGGCTGCTACAGCTCTAATATGTTTTGGGCTCCTGCCTGCTTCAAATAATTGCTTAACAAAATCTTTAACTGTTCGCATCTCTTTTACTCCTTATCTTCTGTGCTCTCATTTCTAATACTTTGATTGGAGTTTCAGAATCACCACCATGTTGCCGGGTATTTCCACTCACTTCTTTATGAGCTTGCTTGTTTCTTTTCTTCATGGTTTTCCGTGTGTTCTTCTTTCGCTTCTGATTTCCGTTCACATTCGCTTTCCTCATTTTCATTCTCCTTTTTTCTTTTTTCATCATCACAAACCAAAACCATTACATAAGCTTTTCTTTTACAGTGAGGACATTTTCCGGTTATCTCTCCAAAGTTCCCATCAAAAGTATCCATTGGCACAAACATAAAAGTTGAACACGTTGGGCATTTTATATTAAAACCAAATTCTATTGTCATAATACTTTCCTCAACAAAATATCATCATCGCCTTCACGTTCAACTTTATAGTGTTGGCAAATTTTAATAACTTCCACCTCACCATAATAATGTTCAATTTTTATAACAGTATCACATTCTTCACAATTAAATCTAGTTTGTCTACCAGTAATTTCAATATCAGGCATTCTCTATTCCTTTAATAATACCCACAACAAAAAGCTCTTCCTAATTTTAAACATTGACCTACATATAAACCTTTTCGAGTTGAAAAATCAGCTTCACGTAAAACAATCCAATTTAATCTCATAATACCAATTTCTTTTTCTTGTTCTGTTTGATTTAATCCAAGCAAACCGGTTACATGGGCAAGCTTTCTTTTATCCTCACTAAAGTTCTTAGCTGTCAACCAGTAAGTATCATAACTCATAGCATCAGCCTGAGTGGGAGCTATGACTAAACAATGCCTTTCCTGACTTAATCTTCTTAATGCTTTCCATGTTTCATTTATTTTATCCCTGGCAGAGTATTGTTCACAATTAGGTTCAGCAGCCAGAATGTCAGGATAATCAATTATGATAACATCAGGAATAAAATCCTTTTCCATTTCCCATTGATTTAAAATTGCTTCTATCCCTGCTATATTTATAGAAGAGTTGGCATGAGTACTCAACATATGATATGTTATATTAGGCGATAATCCAAACCTTCTCATAAAAGCTTTCCTAGCTCTTTTTGTATCTTCTTTAGTAACTGGTGTTTCACATATTATTGTTTTGTGTTTTATTTTTATTCTATCATCTCTCTTTAATATTTTTATAGGAATCTTTATTTCACCACAATCTTTTTTGAACATAGGTTTTCTGCTCATGTATGTTCCAATTCTTTTTAATGATTGCCTTTCACTTAAATCTCCAACTTGAAATGTAGCTACTCTTCTGTGATTCATCAAAGCCAGATTTCCAAATTCATAACACCAATATGTTTTCCCTCTTTTTTCTGGTCCAAGAATTCCAATTAAGCCATCACGAACAAAAGCATTTCCAAAAAAAGAATTGACTTCTTCAGTTCCAACAGAAAACAGAGGATTTGAAAGCTCAGAATACGCGTTCTCCCAGGCTTTCTCATCTAAAAAGGTATCTACCCCTACACCCATGCCTAAACTCACCGTAGAATGCGAATTAACAGCCTTCTCGGCTAAGTCTAGGTCATTATCTACCAGTGCTGAATCCAAATTATCCCGTAAAAGCTCCATTTTTCGCATTTTTAGGTATTCTGCAGCCTCATCAATCAGGTATGGGATATTGTTTTGAAAATTGCTATCATAATTGTCAGAAAGTTTTTCTAAGATGTCATGAATTGCTTCAACTGTTTCTTCTTTTGCTCTTCCTTTGCTAACCCAGGAATGGTATCTGTTTTCAATATGCTTGCCTGGAGCCTTTTTGTATTTGTTAAAATAACTGATACACCATTTGGCAATAAGTTTGAAATGATCCGCTTTTAATAAATCTAAATCAAGCACAGGAACTACCTGGGAAAGATACTCTTTTGAAGTTATCATTGTGGTGATAATATTTTCTTCTAGTTTGGAATCAACTTTTTTTCTATTCATATGAGATCTCATATTCATCCTTCTCTTTGTTGTGGCTTACTGAAGGCACTGATTCTTTTTTGGCCCACTTCTGAAGTACCAAATTATAATCTTTGTAAACATATCCTTTCATCTGGACACCTTCATCAACTTTTTTAATCATATGTTTCAATTTAGCTTTTCCCCACCTTTTGAGTAAATTAAGATATTGGCGTTTAGTTAACATAACATGTTTATATTCTCCAAACTTCTTTCTGGTGGGTTTTTTCTTTTTTATTTTTATTTTTTTCTTATCTTTTTCCTTATCTTTTTCCTTATCTTTTTCCTTATCTTTTTCTTTTTCTTTTTCTTTAAGACTATGAATAGTCTTTTTATACTCTATATATAGTCTATGCTTTTTTAATAGATTTATATAGGAAGTATGAGGTTTGTTTTTCTCATTTTCTTGTAGAATACCATATTGAAAATTAACAAAATCTTTTATCCACCATTTCTCATTATTTTTAAATAATTTTATTTTATGTCCAAATACTTTTAAAACTTCTTCACTAGCATAATCATATTGGATAGCATATGATGCCAATTCAATATCTTCTTCCCATACTCCTACTGAATCACAATTAGAAACCAGATAAAACCAGAATAGTTTATATTTAGGTTTTAGTTTTCTAAACCATTTATTTTTTAACCATATTCCTGTATCTATAAATCTTTTTTTACCCATATTAAAATCCTAGTTCTTTCATAAATTTATTAGCTTCCTCTTGACTTAGATCACCAGGGTCAGTTTTCAATCCAGATATAATTTCAGTTTCTCCAGGGAAAGGAGCTAACCAGGCAGCCAATTTCTGTGCTTGCTTCTGAGCTTTTGGTTCTGGATCAAACATAATGAATCTGTATTTAAAGTCTTTTAATATAAAGGCCTGTTCAATCTTCCAATCAATTCCCATTATACTAACAGATCCAATTCCCATTCTCCAAACATCAGGTATGCCTTCCATAATTAAAACCATATCTCGTATTTTTTCAATTCCGTATATCATTTTTTTTGGATCTTCTGACATATCTTTATTATTAGAAAATTTCCATTTTGGTCTTGTGTCCGGGTGAAGAGCCCTACCTGCATATCCTATAATCATATGAGATTTATTAAAAATAGGGGTTATAACTCTCCATGACCATTCTCCTGATAATCCTTTTGTTCCATCCAAGTTCCATTCTTGAGTAAGTTTTGTTGGGTTAAAGTTTCTTTGTTTTAAATAACGTCTATGAACTTTGGATAGAGATTCCATGTGAGGAGGTTTTTTAGCTTTTCTTGGTCTTGGTTTTGCTTTTTTCTTTGGGATAATATTTCTATCTTTCCCGTATAATTTTAATATTTGCTTTACAGAGACTCCCTTATTTTGAAGAACGATTGAAAGGAATTTATAAACATGATGGGAACCACATGACCAGCAATTCATATTTCCTTTTTCAATACTAAAGCCTAAATGCCAACCATAAGATCCATCAGTACAGAATGGACAATGGGTTTGAATCCATCCTTCGTGACAATGGTGGTGACCACTCTCAAGGTGGGGGATATTAAATTCTTCGCAGAGTTTTATAAAATCCAGCATTTTATTTACTAAATTTTTTCATGAGATCAACAAAGGCATTTTCCATTGAGATACCTTTTTCAGCACACTTTGCTTTGAATTTCCTTTTTAATTCTTCAGGGACATTATGAATTAGTACTACACAGGTTTCTTTTTTATTCTTTTCGGCCACTCTTTTTTCCTTTCAGTAATTGAACTATTTCTAAAACGTTAGTATTGATATGTCTTTGAGATTTTCCATTCATTATTTCGTCTATTACCTTTCTTTTCTTTTCTATGATATTCCAGACATATTGATCAATTGTATTTCTTCCTAAGATATAATAAATACCTATCTTATTATCTTTTTGACCAATTCTATTCACTCTATCTTCAGCTTGATCATGTTCACTTGGAGTCCATCCTAACTCAAGAAAAAGGACAGTACTAGAGGCTGTGAGGGTGATTGCTTCTTTATCACCTTTTAATGAAGCTATAAATAATCTGCACCATTCTTCTTCTTGAAATAATCTGACTTGATTTTGTCTTTCTTTTCCGGCCTTTCCTCCAACAGCAGCTATTTTTTTATATTTTTTTATTAGTGTATTAAAGATGTTTCTGTGATAAACAAAGACGACTAATTTTTCATTTGTATTATATAAAAAATTATCAATCCATTCGCAGGCTTTTTTAATTTTTCCTTCAGCTACCAGTTGTTTTAGCTGACCTATTTTTACAAGTGCTTGAGCTTTCTTTGCTCTTCTAGCTTTTTTAGTTCCAGCTTTTTTCCGATACCATTGAAGGAAATGAAGAGTTGCTTTTTCATATTCTTTTGAATTGCTTATATCTATAGGCAAAATTGTTCTACGTTTTTTAGGAAGCTGAGGTAGAACTTCTTTTTTGGTCCTACGTAGGAAATAAGGTTTGATGCGTTCTCTTAATTCATCTAAGTGGCTTGCACCGGTGAAGTCCCATCCTTTTCCTTGCCACCCTTTTTTTGGATTACAATATCTAAAAGCATATTTCCAGAAACTTGAGAATTCTTTAGGAGCAACCATATTCAATACAGGAAAGAATTCAATAGGACGGTTGATGATAGGAGTACCACTCATAGGTATTATGCATTTTACTTTCCTGGCTATTTCTCTGCAGGCTTTTGTTCGTAATGCTGTTCGGGTTTTTAAGTAATGACTTTCATCAAAAACTATTACATGAGGTTTTATTTTTAATAATTCTTTTATCCAATAGGTTATAATATCATAATTGATAATTATTAGATTTTCAGTAATGGGATAAGGAGTACGCCCAGATAATACTTGACATTTCATATAGGTGTGTTCTTGAATTTGATCTTCCCAATTGTATTTAGCACTTGCTGGAACAACTACTATAATTGGTCTTTTGCTGGGATTGACGGCAGCCCATCCAAGGAATTGGATTGTCTTACCTACTCCCATATCATCTCCAAGAATACCTCTTCCTTTAGTTTTTTTAAAGAACCACATTCCCCCTATTTGGAAGGGAAGAAATTTTGATTTAATAACTTTTTTGATTCTTTTTTTTAGAGACATTTAGAAACTTCTTTAAAAGCTTTACTAACATCTTTGGAAGTCCAATCTAAAACATCAATCATATAATTTTTTAATTTTGTTTGACTGGTTTTGGGCCGGTTTGGTCTGATACCTTCATATAATTCTTCTGGTGATTCAAAAACAATTTTGATTAGATGTTTTGTTTCTTCAGTCAGTTCATTGAAAAAAGTTTGAAACCAACTGGGTTTAGTTTCTTTTTGGATGAAGGGATTTCTTTTTCCAGTTTCGTAAGTATCCATAGGGATTTCTCGTTGAGGTTTAATACAATAAGTTAGCATTGCTCCTTTTGCACATAAGTTAACATATGTACAAAGTTTGGATCGTTTTGGATTCCAGTTGGAAAGTTTTTTGAAAACACTAAATATCCCTTCTGATAATACTTCATCAAAAGGTTTGGAGTAATGATAGCTCAGTTTAAGAGCAATGCCTGTTATCATTTTTTCGTATTGATTCCAGACTTCTTCAGGACTTAATTTTCGTAATTTATATTTACGTTTTTTGCTCTTCATTTTTTTCTCCGGGGCAAGAGTAATAATTTAAACAACTATAAGTATTATAACATATAATCTACTAAATATCAAGTAAAAAATTAAAAAAATTTTATTTCTTTTAATTTCATATACTTATAGAGATTACAAACACAAATTATTTCTCAGAAAAGATAATAATATATAAGAAATGTTTTAAATAAGAAGGAAAAAAGAATGGTTAGAGAAATGGACAATGATGATAATTCTTCTGAAGCTCTCTGTGAATTATGTGAACGGGAGCAATGGGTTAAGAAAATAAATGGCATCCGTGTATGTCAAACTTGTTTAGATGAAATTGAGAAAAGGAAAAAAAATGAATGAAATTGAAAAGAAGGAAATAGTAACAGAGTATTTAATACATCTTAAAGATTTACCACGAAAAATTATGGTGAAAGAGTTTCATGTAATTAAAAATGGTGTTCCAGAGAAACCTACATCATGGGAATTCTTAACTCTTTTTAATGAACCGATGAAAGGCCCAAAGGGTGAATCTCTTAATATTCAGATTCAATGCGGTAAAAAGATTGAAGATGCTAAATCATTTGAACGTGCTTTTGAGAGATTTGATAAACATGCTGATGGGGAACTTGAGAAAGCAAAAAAAGAATTGTCGCTGAAGATGTCTGGTTTGATATTACCAGGACAACAGCAGACACCCCCTAATCAAAATCCTTTTGCGAGATAATAAAAGATGAAAAAAGGTTATTTGGTTATGAAGGGAATAAAGACCATAGGCATAAAAGATGCTTTTAAAGAAACAGTTCAAATTTCTGTAGTTAATAAAGAAGAAAAGGTGATTGGATTAGCTCCAATATATTCAAATAAAAAGTTTGCTAAGAAAGCTTCTGAAAAAGGAAAGTATAATGTGGTTGAAGTGGTGGTGGGAGATTTTGAATGACAGACAATGATTTAATGCCCTGGGGAAAACATAAAAACAAAAAGATGAAAGATGTACCATCTCAATATTTGCTTTGGCTTTATGAAGCAGTTGAAGATGATGGTGCTCCTGAAGATGGTAATTGTGTTAAGGAATCAGTATTAAATTATATTGAAGATAATTTGGATGAAATTGAAAAGGAGAATGAAAATGATTCATGAAGATGAAAAGTATAATGAGCCATCTGCTGTATTAGATTTGTTAATTCCAGAAGATGAACCTGTGTTTTTAATTAGAGGAACAGATCCATCTGCTCAGTATATTTTAAATGAATGGATAGATACGAATTGGAGCATGTTATCTGAAGAAAAAAGAGTCAGTGTTTCAGCTCATGCCAGAAAGATGGCTAATTATTATTATAATAAGAATAGAGAAAAAAAGCAACCCAAATTAAAGAAAAAGAAGTTTGCATATAAATACGCAAAATTTGAAATTGATCCTGAAGGTTGTGGTAAAGAAATTTATAATTGTATTGATATAAATAATAATCGTATTATTGGGCAGGTTTCATATAAAAGTGAAACGGGATGGACTTTTGATTTTGAGCCTATTTTTTCGGATACGGATACACAGTTTTATCCTCAATGTGTAAATAATATAGAAGATTTTCTTAAGCAATTAAGTAAAAGAGGTAGTATTTAAAAATGAAAATTAAATTGAAACTAAAAGGTGAGAAGAAGTGGAAGAGCATTGAAAAGGATTATACATTAGCCCGGACAGTTGAAAACTTTGCTGAACAGGAAATGCTTGAAGCTCCAGATATTGTAGAAATAAAAGGTGAAGGGGAATTTAAAATATCTCTTATTTCTGAACCTCAATATTATGCTGAGAGGATATAGAAATGAAATGTAGGATATGTAGATATGCTATAGTGTTTGATTTGCTGAAACCCAAAAGAAAATATAATTGCACAATTCATGAAAACCCAATAGCTAATTGTAAACAGTTTGAAAGAGTGGAGAAGAAAAAATGAGAATGAACTACCAATGGCTTAGGTTTGAGATAGATGATAGTGAAGGTGGAAAAGAAATATATAATTGTACGAATACATTTGATGGTAAGGTTATTGGGCATGTTGAATATTCTCTTAATTCAAAGCAGTATAGTTTTTTCCCTGCTTACGGAAATCATATTTTAACTCCTCATATTATGAGAGACATATTACATTTTTTGAATCAATTGCAACGACATAAAGAAATAGATAAAATTAAATGGAGAACAGAAGCTCCAGAAATAAAAACAAAATTAGTAATTTTTTATGGTGGATCTTTGCATGGGACATCTAAAAGAGTAAATATTTTTAATGTCCATTGGTTTTATAATGCTGTATATCCAGAATTTAATCCAGGTTTGTATGAAGAAGGTTTTCCCCAGGAACCTGAATTTATTGGAAAAGAAATATATAAATTAAAAGAAGTAAGATTCCCAAAATCTAAAATATCAATATATCGTTTTGTTTTTCAAAGTAAGGAATAAGAAATAAAATGGAAAGAATTAAATGTGCTGCAGTAAGAAAATATTTCCTTCTCTATGAAGGTGAAAGCCATGCTCAAATAGGAAAGGATCATCCAGGAATATTAAAAAATGGTATTCAAGGATTTGTTACTGAGTCAGGTCAGTTTGTAGGAAGGTCTGTAGCATTAGGTATTGCCCAGGAAGCTGGACAAATAGTAAAGAAGCATGGCAATAAGAAATTATTGTTTTCAGAAGATTTAAAGGAATAAGAAATGGAATGGAAAGATAAATTAAAGAATTGTCCTTTATGTAATGAACCGGCTCATGTTCCCCGGATTGGATCACTTGAGAAAACACATTGCACTGATATGGATTGTTCATTACATACTGTTTTTATAGATTGTGAGGAATGGAATACCCGTCCAATAGAATCAAAAATAAAAGAGATTGTGGAAATATGGAAACGAGAAGGGATTGTTCAAACATCAGATGGAACTATAGAAGATGTTGTTTTAAAAATTATTAACGGAGAGAAATTGAAAAGGGAATATAAATAAAAAGTGGGTGGGGTATGTAGGTCGGCAATCAGCCGGGTTGCTAGGCTTACTAAGAGTGTATATGCCCCATCCACCCTATTTTAAAAAAGGAATAAATAAAATGGATAAATTAGAAGCAGATGTAAAATTGTTGATGGATCATATGTATAAGACTGAATGTAGATATTTTATTGGTGATGAAGAAGAATGTAATCGACCTGGTAATGACGCTTTTAATAGAAGATGTAAAGCGGATTTTATTCCTCATCATATAGCTTGTAATTGTTATGGTGATATAAGGGAATGTGATTTTCCATTAGAGCATTTGTAAGGAATAAATAAAATGGAAAATGAAGCAACTTGTATTGATTGTGCGTCAGCACTTCCATTAAAGGTTTTACATAGCAACGCTGGATATTATATTGGAACATTTTGTTCATGCTGTGGCCCATATAGTAGGGAGAGTGAATATTTCAAAACCCGTGATGAAGCAGAAAAAGAATTGAAGTTTATTTTAAAATCGGAAAAGGAATAAAATGAGTGAATATAATAAATATAATGAGTGTGATGAATGTCCAATAATAGAAGATAAATTAAAATTGTTGGGACAAAAGAGGGAACTCAAGAAAGTATTAAACAAAATTAAAAAGCTAGTTAATTCAAAGGACTGTAATTGTAATAAAATCCTAGAAGTTATTAATGATATTAAAAATAAGAGAGAGGAGTAATACATCAGCCCCTTGAACTATATGCGACTTATAAACACAGTTTGCACATATATAGTTTTAAACTAATGACCTATTAGCTTAAATAAGAACTGTTCGTTTAAGATAGGTTTACAAGGGCGCTCTGGGATCAGACGAGAGTGGTGGAGGCTCCTCTTTTTCTTATAAAAATCCATGCAAGTGGAGGTCTGTATAATAAATATTATATATTTATTACCTGGGGGTGTTATTAAAATAATCAAAGTTTTTTTATTTTTTACTTGATTTTTATAAAGTTATAAGTAATAATATAGAAGATGGTATTAACCAATCACGACCTAACCATTATGTATATAGGGGGTTTTTGGAAATTGAGCAAACTAGCGAAGAGAGCAAGAAAAAGAAAAACAAAACAGAAAACTACCAAAGTCATAAAACGTAAAGGCAAAATCAATCCTGAACGATTAATAAAAGCAATCGAAGATTCATACGGAAACATAGAGACAATAGCTTATAAAATGAACAGATCGTATGCAGTCATTTACAAACACATTAAAAACGCTCCCCCTGAGATAAAAGATATATATGATCGTGAGAATGAGCGTATCCTGGATGTAGCGGAAGAAACGGTCGTAGATATGGCTATGCAGCGTTTGCACTTTCCAACGGCTTTAAACGCCTCTAAATTCATTCTGACGCATCATAAGAAATCTGAGAGTAAGGGATATAAAGAAAAGAGGCAACTAACATTGGAAGGTGGGGAAAATCCATTGAAGGTCCAGAATGAAAATGTTGTATCTTTGGATGAAATGAAATCATGGCCTTTATCTCTTAGAAAAAAGATGTTGGCTGAAATGGAAGAAAAGGAAAAAGATGAAGATTAAAAAAAGTAATATAATAAATAATGCTCTTAGAAATGTTTTAAAAAGGGTGATTGAGTTATTCCCGAAACAATTTAAAAGAATAAAACCATGGAAACAGGAAAATATCCACGGGGAAATGCCTGGGGGTGGTTGTTGTAAAAGGGCTACAGGCCAATTTTGTTTTGAGCATAACCCGGATAATTATAAGAAGGAAAAAGAATAATGGGATATGTACCACCGCCATTAATGTTATCCAGAAAAGAGTTTGAGAAAAGATATAAAGCAGGAGCCAGAACAATGAAAGAATTAGATCCAGCTTTGGTTAAATGGTCTGCTAAGAATGATTTGGTTTTTAAAATTTATATGTTTAGTGTAATTCTTTTTTTTATTGTTTTTATATTTCTTATGATATTGGCAATAACCAAATGACCGTAACTGAAGCTCCTATGATTAGTAAAAACCTACTCCAGAAATCCATACTCCAAGATTCCTTCTTTGAATTCATGCAATACCATTGGGATACAGTTGTTCCTGAAGAACCAGTATGGAACTGGCATATTGAATATATATGTGATGAAATGCAAAAAGTAGCTGAACGGGTATTTAATAATGAAAAGAAAAAATACGACTTAGTTATAAATGTCCCCCCTGGTTCAACTAAATCAACTATCTGTTCTATTATGTTCCCACCTTGGACTTGGATCAATATGCCTTCAGCAAGATCCATATGCAGTTCTTATTCTAATCCTCTTTCCCTTCAGTTATCCAGGAAAAGCAGGGATGTGGTTAATTCAGATAAATATCAAAATTTGTTTGATGTTAGACTTAGACAAGATCAGCAAACTAAAAGTAATTTTGAGAATATCCAAGGTGGATATAGGTATGCTACTTCAGTTGGTGGAACAGCAATGGGATTTCATGCTCATTTTCTTATTGCAGATGATCTCCTTAATCCTTTGGAAGCAGCATCAGAAGTAGGACTTAAAAATGCAAACAGTCATCTTAGAGATACCCTTTCCACTAGAAAGGTTGATAAAGATGTCACAGTAACAGTATTGATAATGCAGAGATTACATGAAGATGATCCAACAGCAATGACACTTAATCAGAAAAAAGCAAAAGTCCGGCATATAAATTTACCAGCTGAAATAACACTTGGAAAGAAAATGACAGTACGTCCAAGATCATTAAAAAGAAAGTATAAAAAAGATCCAGATAAAAAAGGAACACAGCTCTTAGATCCAATAAGGTTAAACAGATCAGTATTGGATGAAGCTTTAGATAAACTTCTTGAATATAGTTATGCTGGTCAATTCCTGCAGAGCCCAGTACCCTTAGAAGGGGGAATGTTTAAAACAGCAAGAATTCATGCTGACATTCCTCCAGTAAGTAGAAATGATTGGATACAAAAGGTGAGGTTTTGGGATAAAGCAGGAACAGAAGGTGGAGGAGCTTTTACTGTTGGTCTGTTAATGGGAGAGGATAAACAAAATCGTTTTTGGATATTAGATGTAATAAGAGTTCAACTGGATACATGGGAAAGAGAAAAGTTAGTAAAACAAACAGCTAAAATAGATATATCAAATGAACCTAGAACTAAAATAGGTATTGAGCAAGAACCAGGATCAGGGGGGAAAGAATCTGCTTTAGGTACTATTAAGAATTTAGCAGGATTTAATATTGAAGCAGTTAATCCCACAGGAGATAAGGTACAAAGAGCTGTTTCATTCTCTAAGCAGGTAAATGGAGAGAATGTTTATATGGCTCCAGGAGAATGGAATCAAACTTACATAAATGAATTAACGCTATTCCCAAATAGCAAATATAAAGATCAAGTGGATGCTTCAAGTGGAGCATTTACATTAATGACATTTTCAGAACAAGTTGAAGTAGGAGCTTATTTAAGATGAAAAAAATAAAAAGATTTAAGAAGAAAGCAAAAGAAGTGACTGAACAAACATTTAATGGAATTGTTACTGAGATTATGTCAAATGAAAAAGATAGGGGTATGATTAGAAATGCTATTAGTGGAGCAATCACTAATGAAATTACCTCTAGGACTAATCTTTTAAACAAAACAATTGATGAGCGCAGGGAGATTGATGATGAATGTGGTTATCCCAGTGTAATTACTACAGCCCAATACAGAAAAATGTATGACAGGGAAGGGATAGCAACCAGAATTGTTAATCTATACCCGGAAGAGAGTTGGTCACAAGATCCAGTAGTAGCAGAAGATGAAAAAGCTGACCCAACTGAATTTGAAAAAGCCTGGGCTGAATTAGAACGTGAACTTAAGATTTATTCCTATATGTTTAGAGGTGATGGATTGAGCGGAATAGGAAGATTTGGAATAATCCTGTTAGGGTTTGATGATGGAAAACCTCTTCATCAATCTGTTGAGGGTATAAATGAAGAAGGGGAACAGGTTGGAAGTCCTCAACATAGTCTTATATACCTAAGAGCTTTTGATGAATCTTATGTAAAGGTAAAATCAACAGAAAAGGATATTACAAATAAACGCTATGGCCTACCTACTTCATATAACATAACATTTGAGAATGAAACAGGCTCTAGCTCTGGTTCCTCAAAAGCAGGAAATAAATCTGTAGTGCATTGGTCAAGAGTTATTCATATTGCTGATAACAGGGAAAGCTCAGAAGTATTTGGAACTCCACGAATGCAATCCTTGTTCAATCGTCTTTATGATATCAGAAAAATAGCAGGTGGTTCAGGGGAAATGTTTTGGAAAGGTGGATTTCCAGGATATGTATTTCAGATGGACCCAAAAGCAAGAGAACTATCATCAACTGAGAAAAATACTTTAGAAGATACTATAGCAGCCTGGACAAACGGTCTTCAGCGAACTATAAGATTGCAGGGAATGGAAATAAAGGGATTGGAGCCTCAATTGGCTGATCCCAAGAATCATATAGATGTTCAATTACAAATAATTGCTATTGCTATGGGAGTACCTAAAAGAATATTGATGGGATCAGAGCAAGCCAAATTAGCTTCATCTCAGGATAGTGAAAATTGGAGTAAGAGAATGAAGCGCAGACAGAACAAATACTTAACTCCATATCTAATAAGGCCTTTTATTGATAGATTGATTACTTTGGGTGTTTTACCTGAAGTAGAGCAGTACGATGTTATTTGGCCTGACATGAGTACCCCATCTGAGAAAGATAAAGCTGAAGTGATGAAGATGCAGGTTGAAGCTTATGCTAGATATGTTAGTGGGACAGTTGGTGAGCTTATCCCAGAAGAAATATTCTTGAAATTGATTGCTGGTTTTGATGAAGAGCAAATAAAAGAAATAATGGAGAAAGCTGAAACCCGACAGGAAGATATGGAATTGGAAGAAGAGGATTTTGATGAGGAAGAAGATGTAGATGAAGAGGAAACTGAATAAATGGTTTTACTTAGACGAGACCCAACCAGAACAACTACAATTCGTAATCAGTATCAAGCTGAAATGCGGAGAAGGTTTAAAGCTCTTCGTAAATTAGTTACTAAAGCAATACTGGATTTAGATGTTTTAGGATTAGATGAAAGTCAGCCATTATCATTTAATCAAGAACTAATATCAAATGCATTACCAGAAAGACAAGCATGGAGATTCCAAACAGATGCTCAGAAACTTACATCATTCCAAACATGGCTACAACAGCAAATTGATCAAGAAATATTAAGTGTAGATGCAAGAGGAAATCCCTGGACAGCTAAATATGTTGACTCATCCTATAGGAAAGGTGTTGTTCGATCATTTAATGAAGCTAATAAGCAATTGGATGAGCCATTGGGTTTTTATCAAGGGAGAAGATCACAATTCCTAGAATCCTCATTTGCTCAACCGGAAAGATTAAGTAAACTCCAATTTCTTTATACAAGATCATTTGAAGAGTTAAAAGGAATCACAGCTGCAATGTCTCAGCAATTAAGTCGAGTATTGGCTGGTGGAATTGCTAATGGCAAAGGTGCTAGAGCAATCGCAAGGGAATTAAGTAATACAATTACAGGTATCACAAATAAAAGGGCATTAGTATTAGCCCGGACAGAAGTAATTTCTGCTCATGCTGAAGGACAGCTAGATTCATTTCAGGAATTAGGAATTGAAAAGGTTGGAGTATTAGTTGAATGGGATACAGCCGGTGATGCAGCTGTATGTGAATTATGTGCTCCTCTGCAGGGAGCAATATTAACAATTAAACAGGCAAGAGGAATGATTCCCAGGCATCCGAATTGTAGATGTGCTTGGATACCAGCATCAAAAAGTAAAACTAATAGAAAGAAGAAAGTCCAAACACCTGGTAAAATTAAAAGATCATTAAAAGCTGAACTGCCTAATAAAACAAGGGCTGGAGATAAAGTTCCTCAGACAGTTAAGGAAGCTAAAAAAAGAAGTTCTTGGGTAGGGAAAGAAAAAGTAACTACAAATGTATGTGATCATCTTGAAACAAATGAAAAATGGTTTAATAATTATATGGAAGCTTTACGAGATTATAGAAATTGATAAAGGAGAAATGAAAGTGGGAAGAAGAAATGGAAAAGGATTACCTTATAATAATTTAGAGGTAACAACTAATGCTAAAGAGCATTTTTTATTTTTATGTAATATGTATGAAAATATGGGGAAGTTAATTAAGCTCCAATCCCAAACGGTTTCTCATCCTTCATTTAGCAAAACAACAGCCCCAGCTATTTTAGTAAATATGACCCAACAGCATCATGAGATGGGAGAAGAGTTAAAAAATATAGGAGCCTATCTTGATTTGATGCCAGGTAAAAATGTATTGAGACCTGAAGAGCCTGAAGGGAAAGAAGTGGAGGTTGAAGTTGAGAAAGAACCCCCTATGATGTCTGGTGATTTTGTATCTAATATACAACCTGAGGAAGAAAATAATGACAATGACACCTATTAAAAATCCAGAGATATTGAAAAGGCAAGAATTTCAATTACAGTGGATTCAGGGATTATTAGTGTCTGCTCAAAAGCGTAGATGGTACGGGAAAATCACGATGGAGATTAAGAATGGCATGGTTCATGAAGTGACTAATATAGAGACATTAAGACCCCCAGAACCCGAATAATTAAAATTTTTTTTATTTTTTTCTTGATTTTTTTAAATAACAAGTAATAATATAAGCATATATGTAGAATGTAGGAGCCTTTCTATAAAAAGGACCACTTCTTAAATCGAAGCTGGTCTTTTTTTATTGGGAGGGTAAGGATGGAGAGCAATTCTTTATTCGTAACAAATAACTCAACCGCAGTTGAAGAGCTTTTCACAGAAGTAACTTTCAACCTCAAAGCCGATAAAGCTAAAACCCGATATGATACCTTTCAAGGAAAACAATATTTAGTAGTCCCTTGTGTAATGATAACAGAAGGTATTCTCAATGGTTCTGAAGGCCCATTATATTATCCGGCAAAAGAGCTTTCTAAAACTCCAGCCGTATGGAATGCAAAACCGGTTGTAGTTCATCATCCTGAAATGAATGGCCAACCTGTATCAGCTTGTGATCCTATTATTATTGAGACATATAGTATTGGATTGCTTTTTAATACTCGATGGGAAGATGGAAAGCTAAAAACTGAATGTTGGATTGATGAAGAGAAAGCTAATCAAGTTGATGAGAGAGTATTGGAAGCAGTTGAAAATGAAAGTATGATGGAGGTTAGTACAGGACTTTATCTTGATAATGATAAAAAGGAAGGTAAATGGAATGGGGAAGTTTATAATGGCACTGTTCGTAATTTCCGGCCTGATCATTTAGCTATACTTCCTGATCTTAAAGGAGCTTGTTCAATAGAGGACGGTGCTGGACTTCTTCGTAATGCTAAGAAAGAAAATACACCTGAAGGAAGATTTGCAGGAAGTCTATATAAAGTTTTTAATGAAATGAGTCATAACGAATTGTGGGGGAAATTAAACGATAAAGTTGAAACAGCTGCCATGAATTCTTGGGTGGTGGATGTGTATGATGATTATTTTGTATATGAAGTTAAAGATAAAATGTATTACCAAGAATATGAAGTTAATAATGAGGATGAAGTAAAGTTTATTGGTCTTCGACAGGAAGTCGAAAAAATAACCCAGTATAAAACTACTGATGGTAATTTAATTGGTAATGTTTCAAACCATGTTCATAATAAGGAGTTAGATATGAACAAGAAGAAAATTGTTGATGGTCTCATTAAGAATGAGAAAAGTCCCTGGACTGAAGAAGACAGGGAAGCTTTGATGGCGATGGATGAAGGTAAACTGGAATGTGTTGTGAATGGTTCGGAAGAAAAGAAGGTTGAGCCTGAACCGAAACCTAAAGCAAATGTTGATCCTGAACCGAAGAAGGGAAAGAAGACAGAACCCAAGAAGAAGGAAGAAGGCAAAGAAGTTCCTGCAGAGAATAAGGAACTGACTGACGCGGAATATATTGCCAATGCTCCAAAGGGAGTTCAGGACATGTATAATTTTGCGATTGCCACTCTTAATAAGCAGAAAGTTGATTTGATCACGAAGATCACAGCCAATGATCGGAATCCTTATACCCCAGAAGAGCTTGCAGTAAAAAATGTGGGTGAACTTGAAAATCTTGCTATTCTGGCTGAAGTTCCTGTGCAGAAACCTGCACCTGTAATTCCTGCTTCTCCTCTTTTTAATGGACAGGCTCCTCTGCCTGTAGCAAATGAAGATGAAGAAGAGCCACTGGTTGCTCCGGGTGTTGTGAATGCAGAAGAAGAATAAGTAAAGATTTATTTATATAATGGAAGTACAAGGTAAAAATTCAGTAACTAACTTTAAAGGAGATATGTAATGAGTACTGAAAATCAGGTACACTTGAGAGGTCAGTTTGAAAGGGATGAGATTCGTGCAGCCGCTGCAATTACTCCCGGACATCTTATTGAAAAGGTTGCAGCGGGAACTTGTCAGAAGCATTCCACAGAGGGCGGAGTAGCCATGCGGATGTTTGCGGAAATTGATGCGCTTCAGGGGAATACTCTGGATGATGATTATGCTGCTGCTGCTTTAGTGGCGGTAAATCTTGAGCATATTGGAAATGATTGCCAGGCATTTTTAAAAGCCGGTGAAAATGTCACCATAGGCGAAAAGCTTATCAGCGCAGGGGATGGAACTCTTATTGCAGCTGGTTCGGTTTCTTCTGGCACGACTGTTGCAGATAATGTTGCCACAGCCCAGGAAGCAAAAGACCTGAGTGGTTCAGGCGCGGTTGATACTCTTATTAAAGTAAGAATTCTTCCGTCGTAATATTTCCCTGTTTTAAATGAGAAATAAGATATGATAAAAAGAACTTTTTCAAGGAGAAGAAAATGGACGTTATAATGAATGGGCAGGCACAGGGGGATATTGCTACAAAACTCCTGGCCAATAACATGGACCCGGGTATCCTGCGTCCCTTTGTAGGGAACGATGGTAGATCATATGCTACTATTATGGAAAATGGGAAACCCACTGTCAAGCTGCTTAATAATGCAACAGCCACTCTGCGTAAAGATGCATGGCAGATACTTGATGCTGCAGTTGTGAAAGCAGCAAAACCCAGACTCAAGGCTGTTGCTGACCTTCGTGGAGCTGGTCTTACTTATAATATTCCAAATGGAATGAGTAAGACTGTTGTTCAGACAGAAACTCAGAGTGACATCAGTGATGCGGTAATCTCAATGTCTGGAATCAGGCAAAGTGACACTGACCGGCCGGTATATGAAATTACCAATTTACCCCTGCCTATCATCCATAAAGATTTTCAGTTTCCGACCAGGCAGGTAATGGTAAGTCGTAATAGCGGAAGTCCTCTTGATACCTCCACAGCAGAATTGGCTGCACGGAGAGTTGCCGAACAGGCCGAACAGTTGCTTCTGGGAACTTCGGGCTCTTATGCCTATGGTGGTGGGACTATCTACGGATATACCAACTTTCCAAGTCGCTTGACTAAAACTATGACCGCTCCTACTGCGGGTGGATGGACAGCAGCAACGACTGTTAATGAAGTTTTGGAAATGCGTCTCCAGGCACAGCAGGCTTTTCATTATGGTCCTTATATGATCTATTGCTCAACGGCATGGGATGTATATCTGGATGATGATTATTCTGCTAATAAGGGTGATAATACCCTGCGTGATCGTTTAAAAGCGATTAACGAAATCAGTGATGTTCGCACCCTTGATTATCTTGATACGGCCGGCACTTCTTACGTTATGCTGCTCGTCCAGATGACAAGTGATGTAGTTCGAGAAGTTGTGGGAATGGATATCAATACTGTCCAGTGGGAAACCCAGGGCGGAATGATGCTGAATTTCAAAGTAATGGCTATTCTTGTTCCTCAGTTGAGGGCCGACCAGAATAGTAATACGGGCATAGTTCACGGAACTACTGCTTAAGTGAGAGCAATCTAAGCCGGGGGTTGGGTTTTTAATCCTCCCCCGGTAAAAGATTTTGATGGCTGAATAATTTTATTTTTAAATCTCTTGGGAAGGAGAAAAGAAATGAAGCGTTTTAAACTGTTACCCAAAGTTGGTAATCACACACAGCGTGACAAAGCAGGTGAACTGGTCACTATTACTGCAGAAGGTGGGGAAATAATTGAAACAGAAGATGATCTGTGCAAAATGTTTCCTGGCAAATTTGAAGAAGTAAAAATTCCAGAATCACAAGCGAAGAAAGAAAAAACTGAAGATACTAAAAGTAAACCCAAAAAGAAGATTGTAAAAAAGAAGAAAAAACCTTTGGGAAGAGATGTCACTGAAAAATTTGAAGTAGCCGAAGAAGAAGATTTCAAAGTGTTTTATGCTACTGGCCGGGGTTATTTTGTAGCTGAAGCTGAAGATCCTACCACATCATTAAATGAAAAAGGACTTAAAAAAGCTTCTGTTGAAAAGTACATCAAAAAGTATCTGAAGGAATAGTAGTGAATCAGAACTGGCAACCTAAAGAGATGTGGAAAGAGGAGCCCTGCTATATAATAGGGGGTGGAAATTCTCTAGAAGGTTTTGATTGGGATGCTCTTAAGGAAAAAAATGTCATAGGCTGTAATGTAGCTTTTTATATTGGCGTTGACATTGTTCCTATTATTGTTTTTGGTGATGGTCTTTTTCTTAAACAACATAGAACGGGTTTAGATAAATATGCTAAGCAAGGTGGTTGGGCAATTACCAATTCCAGTCTTGTTACTAGTATGAATCCACCTGATTACCTCAAACATATGAAAAAAGAAAATAGAGGTCTTATCAAAGATGGTTTAGGATGGAATTCCAATACAGGTGCCAGTGCAATAAATCTTGCTTTACTATTTGGATGTAATCCTATTTATTTATTAGGGTATGATATGCGGTTATCTGATAATGGGAAGAAAAATTATCATAACTTTTATAATGATTCCCCTAAAGTCAAATCATATGATCGCTTTCTTCGCGGGCTGACCCAGGTGGCCAGGGATTTGAAACTGCTTTTCCCTGGTCGCCAGGTCATTAACCTGGAAGACAATACAAGTTCCTTGGAAGTGTTTCCAAAGGAGAGTTTAAAGAATCATTTTTCTAAAGAGAGAGTGTAATGAAAAGAAATTATTTATTTGTTGCTTTGATTTGTTTTTTCCTTATGGGGTTTGTAGTCGCAGCTATTACAGCTGATCCTACGGCCGTTTCCCCGGATTCTATAGATAATGAGGCTATTGAAGAAGAAAAGCTCGTTACAGAGCCTGTCACAGCGGTTGTCGAAGAAGATAAAGGTAGTTCTTTTGGTAAAAATCTCTGGTTATTCCTAAATAGCCCTATTGGATTATCTGTTATAGCTTTTATCCTAACATTGATAGGTGGAAAAATATTTACAGCTAAACCAAAATGGAAGTCTCTTGTTCTTAAATACGGCCCACAACTAATGCAAGCTGTAAAATTAGCTGAAAAGAAAATTACAACTGATAGTGGGGGTTTATCTCGATTAGATGATGCCCTTGAATATATTATAAAGTTGGAACCGAAGTTAGCTAAAGTTGATAGTGAAGATATTAAGAAAGCTTTAACAACTGTTCATGCTAAAGCTGAAGCAAGTGGAAATATAAAGGTACATCATGAAGTGGCTGATTGATTTAATTGTGGGATTGTTCAAATCCATATTTCAAGTGAATATGGAAAACCCGATTAAAGAAAGTGAGGAAATGTATGATTATGCAGAAACGTCATTTGAACATCCTGATGATGTTTTTTCTGATTCTGATTGGCATTAACTCAGGCTGCTTTCTTCAACCACGTGTTGAAATTAAAAGGGAGCTTCATATATTAGGTACGGATGCTCCTGCTGTGCGTTTAGGAAAATCGGTAAAGGGAGAAATATGGGCTTGGAATTTTGATAAGAAAAAATGGGAGCTTAAAGGTGAACAAATGATTCCAGCAGGAACTTATTTGAAATTTAAAAAGCCTAAAGATAAAATTGAAGATGTTTTGAAGGAAGAGAATATAGATGGCTAGAGTAACTGAAGATGAAGTCAAAGTTGTAGTTGATTGGGATGGTTCTACTGATCTCACTGCTTTTATAGCTGCTGCTAATATTCTTGTTACTGCAGTTTGTACTGATTCTGGTTATACTGATACTGAATTAAAAGAAATTGAAAGATGGTTGTCTGGTCATTTTTATGTAATGAAAGATCAGACACCATCTGAAATGAAAGCAGGTAATGCAAGTGATAAATATCAATATGATATTGGAAAAATGCTTTATCATAGTAAGCAGGGACAGGTGGCTATGTCTATAGACTATGATGGTAATTTGGCAGAACTTAGTCATAAAATGGAAGAAGGCCAAATTGATATTACCGTTGAGTGGATGGGTGAAGATTATGAAACTGAGTATAGCAATTAAATAAAGAGAGGGCACCTAATGTCTAACGGATTAAAAGGACTTATAGAAAAATATGCCGAAAATGCGGACAATGGTTCATTTGAAAGTTTGATGTGCCAGTTTGCTTTAGATATGATAGATTTAAAAAAAGAAGTAAAAGAATTAAAGAAAGCCAAAACGAATTTTTTTATTAGAATGGGAGTTATTAAAGCTTCTGCTTTTCTTTTTGGTATTTTCTTATTTAACTCAATTATAATAACGGGTGTTTGTATTGGTATTTTAAAAACATTCGGAAAACTTTAATATATAAATTAAGGAGATAAAGTATGGCAGGTGATGATAGACAAATTGAAGTTGCATTATTTGATATAGATAATCCAGAAGCCCTTGCTGATTTGCTTGCAGGAAGAGCTAAGAATCTGGGTATTTGTATTATGGGTTCTGATGGGACTAAGATTTATCCTATTAAAACTAATAATGAAGGTGAATTGATTATAAATCTTGAAGCCAGTTCTATTACAATTGGTGATGTAAGAATAAAAGATGCTGTAGGTTCTTTTTATGCTGATGTAAATGATGCTAATACTGCCCGGACTACTGGAACAAAAGTAATTGCTGTCCAGTCTTTAGATGAGGCTGGTAATGTATTGAAAACTTCTTTATTAGCAACAGCTGCAAAGCAACCTGCTTTGGGTACGGGCTCAATGGTAGGTTCTTCTCCTTTTACTTTAGCTATTGATGATACTCAGTTTGGAGCAATAGGTTCAGCAGCAGCAATAGCCGGAAATATTCATGCCCAATTGAGAGCGATAGGAATTGCTCTTGAAATTATGGATGATTGGGATGAATCAGACAGAGCTAAAGTAAATATTATTGCCGGGCAGGTTGGAGTTGCCGGTGGTGCTGGTGCAATATCTGCTTTGACTCTAAGAACTATAATGGCAAATGATGATCCGGCTTCAGTAGCAATACAATTGATTTCAGAAACTATAGGAACAGAAGCAGCCACAGCAGCACTTAAATCATTATTGATGGGTGGGAAGCATGAAGTAACTTTAACTGAACTAGCTGATGGTCAGCAAGGTGATATTGCTGTTGGTCCTTTTCGTAGAATAATCACATCAAATAATGATGCTTCCCAAAATGTTAATCAGGTTCAGGATGCCACAACAGTATCCGGGGTTCCAATGACCCCAGGAGAGCAGACAACTCTTACTGCTCCGGGTGATGGAAATGCTGAGAATGTAAAAGGATATAAAAATCATACCTGGGCAGTTACAATTGTTCTTAATACTTGTGATTCTGTAGATGTAGCTATTCATGGAAAGTTAAAAGATTCTGCTTATGGAAATGTTGAAGGCTCTAATCCACCAGTTGATACGACATGGAGTGCTGATGGAACGTTTTTTATGACAGCTCCAGATATTGGTTTTGTTTCAATGAAGCCTGTATTTGTTTCTGAAGCTGGGGATACTGATTCAACCGTAACTTTCGAGTATGTAGGATGCAATTAATGGTAAATTTATTACAACCTAGTATATTATCTCGGATTCTTCATGGACAATCTCCTGCTAATTCTTTATTGGATTATGCTGAGAGAGTTGCTGGTGAAATAATAGAGGTTCCTGTTACAGTGGGAGGTACTGGTGCTCAAGTAGTTAATATGTTTGAAATAACCGGAACTGTTAAAATATATACTCAGTGGGCAGAATTAACAAGAGTTGGAACTTTACTTAATTTAACAGGAATGTATGCTGATGTATATGATGGGATAAATACTATATTGTTAACAGATAATACACCTGGAGCAGTATTGAGTGGGGCACCAGTAGGATCATTTTTCACAAAAGATAAAATATCATCTCAACCTTATACAGTTCTTTTGGCAGATGAGGTAAGGTTATCAGAACCAGCATTCTTGATGGCTCAACCTTTCTTAATAACAGCAAAGAATGGAGCAACTACTTATATGAGGTTTCATTATACGACTACAGATAATCCTGTGGACTTTGATTTTATAGCTTGGTTCATATGGTTGCCTGTAAACGGTGGAACATTAACATTAGTTTAATGGAGTAAAATATGGTAAATTTATTAGCAAATAATAATATGGCCCAAGAGGTTTATGAGATTGAACACCATCTTCATAATTACGAAGATTGGTTTGGTATAGCAGTCGCTCCAGATGCAGAACTTCATGTGGCAGATGATATCCTGGGAACAACTCTTGCTAATCCGGTATTGCCTTTTCAGCTTGACGGTGGCAATGAAATATGGGGATCATGGGTACAAATACTTGGAAGTAGTGATACTCCAAACAGACCAGGGAACACTCATTTTGATTTGCATAAAATAGAGATAGTAGGTTCTGAACATACCAACACTCATTATTTTATTCAGATAGCCACTGGAGCAACGGGAGCTGCCGGGCTAAGTGCTTTAACATATACAACAGTACCTTATCTGTCACCAACGAATCAAGCTGCTGATAGACCAATAATAGCACTTGACAGGAGATCACTTGTTGGTGAAAAGGCTTGGGCCAGATGTGTGGCTATGGCAAAGAATGAAGGAACAATAAACTTTTATTTTGGTACTCACGAATACAGTAAATAGGAGAATAGAAAATGGACGGAATATATTTAAAAGCAAAAGAAGATGAAATTGGGGAAGCTGGATTTGATGAAAAAACCAGTGTTACTGAAATGATCAGACTTGTTGAAGAGGGTGAAAAATCTAAGATTGTTGTATGTAGTAAAGCATTAAAAGGAATAGATGCCACTTCCAAAGATTTTGATAAAATGAGTAAGCTGTATGATGAAATTGAAGCTGAGACAAAAGCAATGGCTTTAATAAGTATAGTAGATGCCAAAAATGAAAGTGAATATGTAGCTGAACTTGATAAAGTGAAGAATCATTTGGAGAGTGATAAATGGCTGGCAGGAGTAAAGGCTGAAGCAAAAGTTACTACCTTTAAAGATTTAAAAGATGCTTATGCAGTTGAGGAGCCTGTTTAAATGAGTCAGATGAGAAGATTTCTAATTGATTCCAGTTGTGTGCTCGCTGAAAGTCTTGGTGATCTACAATATCTTCGGGATAAATATATTATACAGGATAAACCCACAATAGTAAATGGCTTAAGTGGTAAGGCTATGAAATTTGGAGGACTTAGGGCAATTCGTATAGAGGACTTTCAATATTTATTTACGGGAGATTATCTCCCAATGTCTTTTTCATTTTTACTCAGAATAAATACATCTGGAGCAAGCAGGGTATTTTTAGATACTTCACTTGATGCAAGTAGTGATGATGCTAAAGGTTTTATGATTTTTACTTATCAGTCAGAAGATCTTGTTTTTGCTGCTGGTGATGGAACTTGGGGCCAAGTGCAATTTGATTCTAGTGCGAATTGTGTTCTTGATGTGTGGGCTAGATATATATTTACAATTGATGCAAGTAAAAATTATATAATTTATAAAGATGGTTTACCAAAAGATTCAGGAGTATTTGTTAGAGGAATTGATTTTGATGATGATATTGATGATTTGTATATAGGTCTTCGTGGAGACAATTGGCCTAATGATGATTCTTTTGATATGGATGAAGTTATTTTTTGGAATAGGGTGGTTTCTCCTGCTGAAGCTTTTGGTATTTCAACTGGAAAGGCTTTCTAATGGGATACATGGATAAACTAATTGCTTGGTATGATATGAGTACCATCAATCCTGTCAACCTGGCTCCCCGGAGTTATGGGACTAATAATGGAACTGGAGTTGGATTAGTAGCTGCTACAGATATTGTTCCTGGTATCGGTGGAGGAATGGCTACTAAATATGATGGTGCGGGTGAATATACGACTATTCCGGGTACAGGTTTACTTGATGTGCTTGCAGCGCCATTCAGTATTTTTACTTTTCTAAGAATGGATTCAGATTCAACCCGTTGGATAATTTCTAAGAATTTGGACGGTGCCGCAAATATGCAGTATGGGTTCTATTTTGATTCTGGCAATGATAAAATAATTACTTATCTTGAAGGTGCCGAAAGATGTTCTTCTCCAAATAATTCAGTAGAAATTGGTAGATGGCATTTAGTAGGGTTTGCGTGGGATGGGACAATTGTTACTCCATATATTGATATAGATCCTGGTACTACAGGAGCTTACTCTGGCTCTTTGACATCAAGACCGAATATGGCTATTGGACTTAGGGCTGGTTCCGCAAATACTCTTGGTGGCGCAGTTGATGAAATGATGTTTTTTGATGATGCCTTAACCCAACTTCAAGTAGCAGACCTAAATCACAGAATCAGAACAGGAAGGGTATAAAATGACCTGGAGATTAACTTCACCTAAATTTTTAAAAGGACATTGGCCTTTAAATGGAAATATTGAAGATGCTGTTGGTCCAAATAATGGAGCATGGGATGGAACAGCAGTTTATTCTGATGGCCCATTTGGAAAACAGATTGGAGGAGCTTTTACAGCTGCCCGGATTGATATAAGTGATAATGCTGCGCTTCGGGTTGCTCCCAAAATGAGCGTTTCTTGTTTTATGATTCCTTATCTTGGAGGTGGGGGTACTTTTCTGAGAGCTTTAGTTAAGGCAGATGATGCAGATAATTATTATGCTATTGCACATGCCGATGATACTGGTGAGATTCGGTTTACCGTAAAAAGGAACACGGTCACTTATGCTGCTCCAAAAGCATTTCTTTTGCCTGGCCCAAGTTATGTCACAATGAGTTTTGATGGGTCGGCAGTGATTGGATATGTCAATGGAGTTCTGGCTACTGGTGCAGAATCAAGTGTAGGAACATCTGGTGATACTGATTTGCAAATAGGTGGGGTTCCAGGTGGGCAGTTTGTAGGAAATGTTTGGGAAGTTAAAAAACATGATTGCGCTCTTACTTATGATGAGCATATAAAACTTTATAGAATGGCAAGAAGGGGAACATAATGCCAAACTTAATAAGAAAATCTCAACCATTTGATATTCTCCCTGATCTTGCTGATCCAACTCTTGTTGGAAGCTGGTTAAATAAAGCTGTACGGAATACTGGTAAAGATTATTCTGTCAAAGGAAATGATGGAATTCCAACTGATGTTGAGTGGGATGAGGTTGGTGGTATATTTAATGGAAGTTCAAGTATTCTTAATGTTGGCAGTGATTCATCTATAGATAATGTAGCTGCTTGGACTACTGAGGCTTGGATAAAACCAGATGGTTCAGGTGATGCTTATCAGATGATATTTTCTCAAAGTAGAAAATTTAGACGTGGTTTTATGTGGTATCAACATACTGATGAAATAATTCGTTGTTATATTGATATGAGTGGAACAGATGCCCAAGCACTTACTAATACTGGTGCAATTGTTCCTGGTATATTAAATTATGTTCTTGTTACCTTTGATACATTATTTAATCTTAGAATTTACATTAATGGTAAAGAAGTAAGTTATGATACCCAGACACAAGGGACTGGTTCTATTATTGGTTGGGCTGGTGATGATGTTAATATTGGTGGTAATAGTAATTTTTCTGAAGATTATTTTAAGGGTGGTATAGAAATAGTGAATTTTTATTCTGAAGCAAAGTCAGACAATTTTGCTGCAGAACGTTATAAAAAAGCTGTTCCAGATGATAGTTTAATATTCTCCACTGTTGGTGGGATAGATGATTTGAGCCGTTATAAAAGACCAATCACTCGGGGGGGTAGTGTTGTTCGGGGAGCCAATGAAATGAGTGGCTTTGATGGATCAACCGGTTATCTTTTGACTTCTGATTCTGATAGCCTTAAGGGGATGGCTCAACTTTGCGGAGTTGCTTGGATTTACCCTACTGCTTGGGGGAATGTAAGTAATGAGGAAAAAATATTATCCAAGAATAATGCAGTGTATGAGTGGGGGCTTGAGAGTAATAATGTTTGTGATATTTTCATTAACGGAAATAGAATTACAAGTGGACAGGTGGATGCGTATTTGAATCGTTGGCAGTGTGCCGGATTTTCATATGATTCTGTTTCAACGCAGACAATACTTTTTATGAATGGTGTTCCAGTAAAGAGTGACACTGGTACAGCTTCAGGGGTCATAGCTAGCACAGCAGACCCGTTAGTAATCGGGCAACGGTCAGAAGGTGGAGTATCAGCAACAGACCTTTATTGGAATGGGGCATTATCTCTTATTGATCTTTTTGCTAATGATTTAAAATCACCAGCTTGGTTTAAAGAATTTTATCTCAGAACAAGGAAATATTTCTAATGGCTGCAGCAACTGATAACACTAGAGTAGCAATTAGAGTAATGAAACAGAAAGCTGTTTGGTGGGAAAGTACTTCGCTAGGTGAATTCGGAAAACCTTCTTATACAACCCCTGTTGAGATTGATTGTCGTTGGGAAGATGTAGCTGAGGAATTTATAAATCCTAGTGGTGATCAGGAAATAAGTAGAGCAAAATTGATTGTTGATAGAGATGTAAAAGTAAAAGATAAATTAAAACTTGGTGAGCTTGATAGTAATATTGAAGATAATCCTAATGATAATGAAGATGTTTGGGAAATTCTTCAGTTTGGAAAAGTCCCGTATATTAAAGGAAATAAATATACCAGGGAGGTTTATCTATAATGGCTCACATGGTAAAAGTAACTGGTGTTAAAGCAATAAAGAAAGCTATGAAAAAAGCTAATACTTTACTTGGAGATGGCCAGCGCAAAGGACTTATAAAAGGTGGTTTGTATATCCAGAGAAAGAGTCAACAGGTTGTTCCCGTTGAATATGGTATATTAAAGAATTCAGCCGGGACGAAAGCTATTGGGCATGGATGGTATACGGATGTAATAGTCTATTATACGGCTTCCTACGCTGTATATGTGCACGAGAGAGTGGATCTGAGACATAAGCCAGGTAAATACGCTAAATTCTTAGAAAGGCCTGTAAGAGAGAATATGTCAAGGCTATTATTAATTATTTCTGGAGAGATGTCAAAACATATGAAGCGTGTTAGAAGTTTTAAGGGGAAGAGCTAAATGGATCATTCCCCAGCTTATATCATTTATAAATATTTAGTTGCTGAAGGATTAGTTACTGTTCCCACAGCTGGTGATGATTGGCCTATGTTTGTAGGAAATTTACCTGATGGGAATGATGTTAAAAATAATGCAACAGCTTGTTTAGATACTACTCCAGTAAAAGATGGCAGAGTAATGGAAGGCGAGACTATATTTCATGAAGGCTGTGAAATTTTACTTCGTTCTGTTGATTACAATCCAGGTTGGGCTAAAATGAAAGCCTTGAAAGATGCTTTAGATGCTGTGAATAGAAATACCATAACAATATTAACAAAAACTTATAGATTGGATAGTATTACTCTTGCTACGGGAATTACTTCGTTAGGCCAAGAGGAGAATAGTCCAAAGAGAAGAGAGATGTTTAGTTTGAATTTTCTTGTTACTTTAAAGGAGACATAACATGGCAAGAATTGATGATGGCCACGCAACCTTAATTGAGTTTGCGGAAGACAGTGATGTTCAGATGTGGGAAAAGGAAGTAACACCTCCGGGAATTTCCGGTGGTGGTGAAAATGATACTTCCACGATGCATAATACAGTTTGGAGAACGAAAAGTCCAAAGGGGCTCAAGTCTCTTTCTGAATCTTCATTTACTGCAGCATATGATCCCGCAGTATATGATGAGATTGTATCTATGTGTAATGTGAATCAGTTGATCACTATTACATTCCCGGATTCCAGTACAATAGCATTTTGGGGATGGATTGATGAGTTTACTCCAGGAGCAAATGTAGAAGGTGAGCAGCCTACTGCTGATGTTACTATTATATGCTCAAATCAGAATGGTTCTCAGGTTGAGACTGCTCCTGTTTATTCTGCTGCGCCTTAAGTTGTTTTATTTTATGTTGTTTTTGGCTGAACGTTTTTTATTTTTATTGGGAAGGAATTGATCTATGGCTGATGTATTGAAATTGTCATTGGAATTGAAAACTTTTGAATTGATTTTAGGTGATGAGAAATGTCTTTTGAAAGAATTGACTGGTAAAGACAGAAACAAATATCTTAATACCATGAAGTCAAGAGTAAAGGTTGGGGAAGAAGGAAAGAAGATTACGATAAATTCTTTTGATGGAATGCAATCGGATCTTTTAGGAAAGAGTTTGTTCCATGAATCAGGTGAAGCTTTTTCTGTTGAAGAAATTGAGAATATACCTTCATCTGCTCAGCAGACTTTATTTGAAGAAGCAGCAAAACTTTCGGGACTTGATGAGAAAAAAGATAAGGAAAAAGACGAAGACCCAAACGTTTAGAGGGTGAGGAGCTAGATTGGTTTAGATTAGCTTCACACCAAAATTGGTCTGTGGAAGAGGCTCAAGTAAAAGTCTCTTCCACAGGATTTTTAAAATGGATATGGTTTTTAGATTGGAAAGCAACAAGGGAGTTTAGACGGGAGGATTATTATATGGCTCATATCGCAGCAACGATAGAACGGGGTTATGTAAAACATCCAAAAAAAGTAAAACTTAAAAACCATTTATTGGATTTCAATCGTATTCAAGATAAATCCTCTAAGCCTCAACTTCAAAAGAAGAAAGGCCTTTCAAAAGAGCGTATGCAGAAGAGCAAAAGTTTTTGGAAAGGTTTAACAGGGTTGATCGGAAAGAAAAAGAAGACAAAGTTACCTAAGAAAGTAAAACAGAGTAAAGGATAATATATGGCTTTTTCTTTAAATCTTGGTAATTTAGAAGTTCATCTTTTAGGTGATAATAGTCACTTAGCCAAGACACTCCGTAGCACAGAAGCTATGTTAAAAAGGACAGAAGATAAAGCAAAGAAGTTTGGTAAAAGTATGACTAGAAATGTTACCCTTCCTCTTGCAGCTATGGGTTTAGCTGCTTCCAAAGCTATTGTTGATTTTGATAAAGCTATGACAGAGTCTTTAGCTATTATGAAAAACATAACACCACAAATACGTAAAGAAATGGAAGAGACTGCCATATCTATTTCTTCTCAAGGTGTAAAGTCAGCAGAAGAACTTGCCAGATCATATTTCTTTTTAGCTTCTGCTGGGTTTGATGCTAAACAATCTATAGCTGCTTTATCAACTGTAGAATCATTTGCTACAGCCGGAACATTTGATATGGCTTTAGCTACGGATTTATTAACAGACGCTCAATCAGCTTTAGGTTTGACTGTAAAAGATTCTGAACAGAATATGAAAAACATGGCTCGTATATCAGATGTGCTAGTAAAAGCTAATGTTTTAGCAAATGCTTCAGTAGAACAATTTTCAACTGCTCTTACTAGTAAAGCTGCAACAGCCATGAAGTCCTTTAATATAGAACTCGAAGAAGGAGTATCTATTTTAGCTGCTTATGCTGATCAGGGGATCAAGGCCCAATTAGCTGGTAGTATGTTTGATCGTATGTTAAGATTATTGCTTAAAAGTATAAATGATAATAAAGAGGTTTGGGACAAATTTAATATAAGAACAACTGATGCTATGGGAAATCTAGTTCCATTGGCTGATATAATTGAGGACTTGACTGAAAGAACAAAGGGTATGGGAGCGGCTCAGAAAACCGCTATGTTGGATATGCTTGGATTTGAAGCTCGAAGTCAGCAGGCAATTTTACCATTATTGGGATTATCTAATAAAATTCGTGATTATGAAAAAAATCTAAGGTCTGCAGGTGGAGTGACAGAAGATGTTGCAAATAAGATAAAAAAATCATTAAGCGCACAATTTAAAATTTTGTGGAATAATATTAAGAATGCTTCTATTGAATTGAGAAATGAGTTTAAGCCAATATTACTTGGTGTTTTAAGTCATATTCAAAAAGCAGTACAATGGTTTAGGGATTTAGATGTAAATACAAAAAAATGGATTGTTGCTTTGGCTGCAGTTGCTGCTATTTTAGGGCCATTAACTTTAGTTTTGTTTACATTTCTAAGTTTAGGAATTAAGATTCTTTCAATCTTAGTTGCTTTTGGACCAGCTATAATTGTATTTACTGTAATGGCAACAGCGATATGGGCTATTGTGGATGCTTTTACTAAAGCTGATTTGAAAATAATAAACTTTTTTAGAAATATCCGAATTGGAGGGACATCAGTAGGAGCATGGATGGATGCTCTTGGAACTTATATCTGGCAGACATGGGACTGGGCCATAAATAAATCTATATTGATTTGGGAAACTCTTTGGGTTTCTGTTAAAGAATTAGGAGCTAAAATAAAAAGAGTATTTCTTGCAATGGGACAATTCCTTGATGAGGTTTTTTGGATTGCTATTGGTTCAATTACTCGTGGATTAGCTTCCTTATTAAGAAACACTGCAGAAACTATGAGCCGTGTGAAGGGTATGAGTCAGAAAGTAGTAGACAGTATTATTGAAAGTGCTGCTAGTATGGAATTTAAAGTAAGTCAGGCAAGCACAAAGTCTGCTGCTAGTTATAAAAAAGCAATTGAAGATAGTCTTGATGAATCTGCAGCTAATTGGAAAAAGTATTATGAAAAAGTTACAAAGCTGGATGCAGAAAATGCAGCAAGAATGAAAAAATGGGCTGTTGCAAGACAATTAATATTTGGTACAGATGCTATGAAAGCTCAGGCTGTAGGTGGAGCAGGTGGAGCAGGTGTAGAAGGAACTGTTGCTGCTGCTGAACAGGTTAATATTGATCTTGAAAATGTATTACAACGACGAACTGATATGATGAATGAACAAGCTAGAAAACAAATTGAAATTGAAAGACAAAAGAATGAGGTCATAGTTACAGGTGTTGGAGCATTGTTTGGTGCTATGGCCCAAATTGCTCAGATAGGTGGAAAGAAAACATTTAAAATTTATAAATCTTTAGCATTAGCAGAAGCGGGAATTGCAGCTTATTCAGCTTTCAATAAAGCTCTTGCTTCTCCACCCGGGCCTCCAGCTACTTATCCGGTTGCAGCTGCAGCACTGGCTATTGGTCTTTTAAGAGTACGTCAGATTGCAATGATGAAACCTGGTGGAGGATTCTCCGGGGGTGGAGGCGGTGGTGGAAGAGGAGTTACTGCTTCTCCAAAAGCAAGTACACCACCTGAAGAAATTAGTACTCAAGCAACTGATAGACCACGAGATCGTTATACAATTATTATTGAAAATGTTAATGGAACTGCAGATGATGAATTTGCAGACAAATTAGCTGAATCTCTTATGAATCGTAGTGTGGATGGTCGGGAATATGGTTTTGAAACAACAAGTAGATAGGATTTAATATGCCTTATGATCTTCCTTTTATATTATATAATAATGAATTAGAGAATGGAGTACTGAGTGTCACTTCTGAAGAGGCAAGTTTTCCAAAAGAAAATATGATTGATTGGTTGGATTGGACTTATTGGAAAGCTACTACTGGTTTAGATCAAAACATTGATGTAGATAAAGGCGCGCCAGGAGTTGAAGTAGATACTTTAGCTATTTTGGCTCACAATATCGGTACTGGTGGGAATTCTTTAGGAGCAACCATAACTGTTTATGAAGATGATAATGATTCATTTTCCTCTGCTACAACATTAGGAACAATATCACCTACAGATGATAATCCCTTTTATTTAGATTTAACACCAGGAACAGAAAGATATAATCGGATAAAAATTGAGAACATGGAAGATCCAGCTTTCATAGGTGTGATATGGCTTGGTAAGAAAATGGAAATGCCTGTTGGACCTGAATTTTCATTTGATCCTGATATGCAAGAAGTGGTATCTGAAAAATTTGTAAGTTATAGTGGAAGAATGGTTTCTTCTTCAGTGAAATATTCTGATAGAACTATGAATGTTCCTTTTAGAAGAATTGCTCAAAGTTTTATTGCTTCAGATTTATTACCTTTTCTTGAAGATCATTATGGACAGATGAAACCTTTCTTCTTTGTTCCTGATCCGGGGGATGTATTTGGAACTGGTAAAGTATATTATTTAGTTGCTCCAGATAATCCATCAATTGGGCTTCCAGTATATAATGATGATATTGGTTTTAGAGATTGGGAACTTGTAGCTCGTGGCGTGCGTCAAAGCACTTTTAGATAAGGGATAGAGATGGCTTGGGATGCTGACAAAGGAAAGGTAGGACAAAATTGGATTTATTATGTTGAAATCCTACCCAGAACTTGTAGTCTAGTTTATGGTGATTCTCCCTGTATAGCTTCAGGTGGTCAATGCGCTTATTCCTGGGCTACTTGTGAAGATGTAGCTAATTTTGATTTGAATACAACCACTTATAAATTTTCTAGTAAGTTTGGAGGAAAGGTATTTGAAGGAACTCAAATACAGCCTTCATTAACATCTATATCATCTATTCCAACTGAAATCAATCCAAATAAATCTATAACAATAAATGCTCGACTTGTATTAACTTTTGAAGATGTTGAAGATCCTCCACCATTTCATTCTGAAAAAGGGTCTGGAAAATTTTATCCATATAGGAAGGGAACCTTTTGGCGTATATTTACTCGTATATATCGGGAGAGTTATAAGTATTGTACATTAAAATTATATGAAGGGCTTCCAAGTTATACTTCATTGAATGATTTTAGTTTGAGACGGGAACTTAAAATAAATAATATTGAGTTTTCTAAAGGTGGGAAAGTCAGAGTCACAGCAACTGATAAAACACGACTCACTAAAGCTCTTAAAATTCCTAATGCAATTAGCTCTTCTAATGTACTTACTCAAGAAGCCACTGCGGGTGATGCTGTTATTTTTGTTGCTAATACAAATGAATTTAAAATTCTAGATGGTGGTTATCCTTCTTACGGAAAAATAATAGACAGTGTTGCAGGTGATGAGTATTTTGAATTCACTAGTATTGGTATTACAGGAACCTATCTTGCAGGAGTAACTCGGGGATTGTTTGGAACATCCAATGTTACCCATGCAGTCGGAAAGAAAGTTATTCAAGTTGCGTCTTTTGCTAATGAATTTGATACAGGAATTAGTTCAGATGTTGGTAAAAATCCTGTAGATATAGCAAAAGAAATTATTTTGGGTTGGGTTGGAATAGATTCTGGAGATGTAGATGATACTGAATTTGATGATGAACGTGATCTTTGGTATCCTTCTTTAAAGTATCGGAGAATTATTGAAAGCCCGGTTCAAGCAGATAAATTGATATCACAACTCAATCAATTTATGATGTCTAATATTTGGCAGAATGAAGATCAAAAATTAACATTCAGAGCATTGCAACCCACTGCTCCAGGGGAAACTCTTGTTGAATTTAAAACTGATGAAAATATTATAAATGATACTCTTACAATCAATAATAAAGTAGAGACCCAAGTTAGTAGAGTTACTGTCCATTTTAGTCCAGATGATGTTTGGGGACTTAAAGATCATTCATCAGCAGATGATTTTAGTGAGCATCTTATTTTAATAAATGCTGCAGCTGAAACTAGTAATGGACAAGGCGAACCCATTGAAGTTGAATTTTTTGCTGATTGGATTTATAATATATCGGAAGCCAAATCATTTGCTGATCGTTATATGCGCAGATATTCTCCTGTAGCTCCTATGGAAATTATGTACCAAGTATCTCGTAGGGATTCAGATACACAAACAGGAGATATAGTTGATATAACTAGTGAATATTTTGTTAATGATGATGGTACAGAAGATACTTTAAATTTTCAAGTTCTTTCAAAATCAGAATCTCAAAAAGGTATTATTGAAATGAAAGCTCTTGAAACAAAATTTGATAAAAAATATGCTTTCATTACTCCTTCAGGATACCCGGATTGGACGGCAGCTACAGATGCTGAAAAAGAATATGGATACATTTGTGATGAAGATAGTGATGGAGAAGTTTTTATGAGTGATGGTTCTGAAGCCTCTTATATTTGGTAAAGGAAAATAATGGCAGTTCCAAGTAAAAATTTTACAGTAATTCCAGATGGTTCAATTGATGCTGATTCTCCAATCACCCAAGACCTTATGACGGACTTTCGTGATAATGATATTAACCTTGAAGAATGGTTGGGAAAGAATTATACAGCAGCAGTAGATCATGATCATGATGGAGCAAACAGTGCTCCAGTAAATATTTCTGCAGTTCTAGCAGCTTATAATGCTCAGCATTCCGTTGATGCTAATTCATCATGGAGTATTTCTACAGGTGCTCTTGGTTTTACTCCACAAGCTATGGTGGTTCATTGGGGAGTTGAGTTTGGATCTTTGAATGAAATTCATTATGGATGGGGCTTGGCTATGGGAATAGGCGCAGGGAATCAATCTGGATTTGCTACCCGTTTTGATTCAAGTGGTCCAGCATTTGATGGTTCAGCTATTGATGCTAGTAATGTTATGGGTACAACTGCTAATACTGCAGGTGGATTAAATACTACATTTGCTGAAAAAGGTGAAGTAACAGCTTGGGCTGCAGGTGGTATTACCATAGCTACAACAACAGGTGTTTGGAGAGGTTCTGCCGGAACACTTTATGTTAATATTCAAATTTGGGGAGCTTAAAAATGATAATATATTATCAGAAAAGTACAAAACAAATTTTATCTATTGTTAATCATGATGCTAAAAAATATTTAGATGATGAACAGTTGGAAGGGGAATTGGATTTAATATATCCGAATCTCAAAAATGATGTAGGTGTGAGTCGATTTAAAGAAGTAGAAAATCAAAAAGTAGAATGTGGTGGATTTTGGGATTCAGAAAAGAATATCCAAACTGCTCCACGGCCTGAAACTATTAAAACAGAACATCCTCATAAAGATCGTATTAGATATCTTTTTGAAAATATGGAAACTGGCACAGCGACTTTAGCTGAAGTTCAGGAATATTTAGTAAAGGCTAATTTAACAAAAAGAATAACACAATAATATCGGGAAGGAAAACAAACGTGGCTGAAACATTTTATGATTCTGGTAAAAACAATAGACCTTTAGTTGTAGCTTATTATACTATTGATACTCCATATGAAGATGAAGCAGAAACATTAAAATTATCTTTGGAAGCTGTTGGGTATAGTTATTTGATTACAGGTGTTCCCAATTTAGGAACCTGGCAAAAGAATACACAATACAAAGCAAAGTTTATTCAGGAAATGCTCAATAGAAATATAGGTAAGCCTATATTATACCTTGATGTTGATGCTATAATGGTTCAAGCTCCAGTTCTGTTAGATAATCTTAAAGCAGATGTTGCTGCTGTTCATTATGCAGGTAAATCTGAATTACTATCTGGAACAATTTATTTAGGTAATACTAAACAATGTAGAAGGATAGTTCAAAAATGGATTCATCTCAACGAACAATATCCAGAAACATTACCTAATGGAAAACATGCTTGGGATCAAAGAACTTTAAAAATGGCTATAAGTAAAATAAAAGGAGTAAATTTTGTAGAGCTTCCTCAGAGCTACACTTGGATAGTTGAACTTACTCAAAGATATACTGATTGTTCACCTATTATAATGCATACCAGAGGAGCTAAAAGATTTAAGAATAAAATCAACGGAAAGAAAGGATACGCAAAATGATTGCAAATCTTGAAGCTGATATTTGGGTTGTCTGGCCAACAGTTAATATTGAAAAAAGTCAGAGGATGATTGAAGCTTGGCATGATCGGGGATATAAAGTAGCTGTATTAGTAAATCCACCTAATACGGATGATATGTTAATTGAAGCTGAGATAGTTATTGTTCAAGATAAATGGATAAACTTTCCTGTTGCTGCTAATATCCTTTGCAAAATAGTTTCAGGAGATATTGTAGTTGTTGTAGGTGATGATATTAGTCCTGATCCTAATTCAACTGCTCAGGAAATAGGAAGAGATTTTTTGAAAAGATTTCCTGATACTTTCGGAGTTATACAACCTACTGGTGATGAATTTGGGTGTTATAATAAATGTGCTGTATCTCCCTGGCTTGGTCGAGATTTTATAGAAAAAGCTTATGAAGGAAAAGGACCATATTGGGAAGAGTATTTTCATTATTTTTCAGATCAAGAATTACAAGAGTATGCTACTCAGTTAGGAATATTTGAACAACGGAAATATGTAAATCAATATCATGATCATTGGCAACGACAAGAGGAACCCCAACGTCCTGGATATTTACTTCCGGCTAAAAAGAAATGGCATAAAGATAAACAAATTTTTCAGCAAAGACAAAAGGAAGGATTTCCATGTCAATAGAAGGTTTGAATTTATCTTTTTCTAACAAGTGCCCTGCCAAATGTGTATTCTGTCCACCAGAACGGGGAACTAGTGATCCTCATTTTATGGAACCAGATTTAGTAGAGAAACTTATTAAAGAAATATCTAGTGATGATTTTCCTTGGAAAGTTAAAACAATTCAGATCGGAGAAAATGGTGATGCTTTAACTTCTCCTTATTTTATTCGGAATATTAGAATCATTCGTGATTATCTTCCAGGGGTTCGCATCAATCTCACAACTAATTTTTTCTGTATGAGCGAAGTTCAGGCTGTAATAATTTTAGAATTATTAAATGGTATTCAATTAAATATAGATGGTCATAACGCTGAAACATATGAAGCTCAAAAAAAGATTTCATATAATACCGTAATGAAAAAGTTTCGTATGTTTATGAGATTTAGAAAAGGATTAAAACCTAATTTTCCAGTAGGGGTGAATGTGCTTCCTTTTTCAGTGTATTATAATAAAGTTATGAAAAGATTTAATCAACCACCTTTGCAGGCTCCTGTTTATTTTCCTTCTATCCTTAAATCCTCTTATGTACAGGTTAAAAAAAGTTTAGAAGAAAAAAAATGGATCACTGAGGATGTTTTTATACGTGAATCACCTTCTTTCTTTTGGGCTGAAAGAAAAATGGATGTTGATTTTAATTTAAAAAAACACAGTTGTCCTCAATTACCTAGAATAGAAAAAGAAGCATTTATTAGTCCATCAGGTTGGTGGTATCCTTGTTGTTTTGATTCTAATCAAGATCAGGGGTATGGTAATGTTGTAATAAATTCTTTGGTTACACTTCATAATTCTGATGAGAGATTACGTTTTATTAAAATGTTAAAAAATAAAGAGTTTAAAAAAATTGGTTATCCTTGTAATCGAGTCCCTTTTTGTAAGGCTATAAAATGAGTTTAGACACACCCTGGCAAATAGAACAAACTTGGGGAAGCCACCAAGCAGTCCTCAAAGCTGTATTAAAAGTTTTAAAACCCCAAACAGCAATAGAATGTGGTTCTGGATATTTTTCAACTCCATTATTATTAGAATATGTTCAAAATCTTATTACCATAGAACATAATCAAAGTTGGGCTAATAAAATTCAAAAAGATCATCCAGTCAATTCAAAACATACTTGGATTGTACAATCATTTCCTAATGTTAAAAATTGGACATCTATAGAAGAAGTAAAACCTGCTCATAGAAAGTTGCTTAAAATTCTTTATGAAAAACTTGCCAAAGATTTATCTCCCTGTGATTTTCTTTTTATGGATACTTTCCGGGCTGCTCGTGTTCCTGCTACAAAACAACTTTTATCAAAAGCAAATATGCTTCTATTACATGATGTGGAAGGTCCAAGTTACGACTATTATCAATTTAATGAAATACAAGAAATCTTAAAAGGATGGTTTAGGTATGAACATAGACCTGATAATATAAGGATAAATAAAAAACATATGGTACCTTGGACTGCTCTTTATACAAGAGAACGTATTGATTTAGAAAAAGTCAATGAAGAAGTTATTATAGAATCTAAACGGTTATGGAATGAACCTATTATTATGAAAGAAATACATGGCGCCTGATATTGATGGAGTTGAATACATTTTAAATTTCTTTTCTAAGAAAAAGAATGGTTATTTAATTGATGTGGGAGCTATGGATGGAGCCAATGGTAGTATGTCTAAAGATTTAATTTCAGAAGGTTGGAATGGTTTATTGATAGAACCATTACCAGATTCTTTTAAAAAGTTAAAAAAGAACTATGAAAAATATCCTGGAGCCCAAACTATTCAGACACTTTGTTCTAATGAAAATGGTGAAGGTATATTATATCCATTCAGAGGAGTTTCGACAATGAGTCCTGAGTGGAGAGATGTATGTCAGAATCATTGGAAGCATGTTAATTATGGAAAGCCTATTAAACTGCCAAAAGTAACTCTAAAAACTCTTATGAGATTATATAAAGTTCCATCTCATATAGATTTTTTACAAATTGATACTGAAGGACATGACTTATTTGTATTAAAAGGAATGGATTGGGATAGAAAACCTTCATTGGTTTGTGTTGAAGTTATTGATTTATGTCATATGGAAAGAAGATTAAGAAAAGGAATATGGAAACCGAGTATGGAATTGCAACAATATATGAGTGATGTTGGTTATTATCGAGATAAACTTACCAAAGGTGGTAATGCTATTTTTATTAGGAAAGACAATGATTGATTTAGTTGCTGGATATGCTCGTGGATATAATGCTGAACAGATAAGGCCATTTTTAAAATCCTTGAGAGAAACAGGATATAAAGGAAAGATTCTTTTATTTGCAAATGGAGGAGCTGCAGAGGAAGCTAAAAATTGGAATGTGGATTTGAGGCCTTGTCCTAAACCTAAAATAAAAGTTCATTCAGATCGGTTTGTATGTCTGCAGGAAGCACTTGAAAATAGCGATTCTAAGGGCATTTTATTATCAGATACCCGAGACGTTATATTTCAGCGAGATCCGGCTTTAGGATTGCCCTCAGACGGTTTGAACGCCTTTGAAGAGGATGATAGTAAGTCTATTGAGACCTGTCCTTATAATTCTTTATGGATAAAGCTGGGTTACGATAAAGAAATGTTTGAAAAATTAAAGACTTATCCAATATCTTGTGTTGGAACAGTTTGTGGAGATGCTGCATCAATTAAATATTATTTAAAACGATTAAGAGAAGAAGTAGAAAGGATTCAACCTAAAACATTGAAACCTCAAGATCAAGGAGCCCATAATTATTTAATTCGTGGTCAAATAGAATCTCGTGTATGGCATAATGAAGAAGGGGAAATATATACAGTGGGATATATTCACCGGGGAAGTGTTAAAATTGAGAATGATAATATAGTTAATCAATCAGGAAAAGTCCCAACAGTAATTCATCAATGGGACAGACATAAAAATTTGACAAAGTTTGTAGAAGGAAAATATTAAATGGATTATGCAATTACAGGATACCATGGAAAGAAAATCTTTAGTGGGCATTCAGCTAAACATGAAGGAAAAATTAAACGTATGGCTGACCTAATGAAATTACATGGATGGGTTTTTCCTCCAATTCCTGTAACTGATATGGGAGTTTATTTTCAAGCAATAGATGGTACTCATCGTATTGCTGCTTCCAATCAGGCAAGACTTTGTCCTGAAATAATAGTACTAGAAGCAAAACTTCATCCTGATCAACCCATTCCAAAGACTTGGAAAGAAATTTTAAATGCTCCATTAGTTTATGGTAAAACAATTCGTGGTTACGCTCTTATTGAAAATCCAAAACAAAAACATATAGGAGTTGTATTAGATAAAGATCGAGAAATATTATGTGTTGAATATGTCGAGTATCTATTTGAGTTGCTTCTTAAGGTGACTCAGAAAATCAAAATCTTTAAGGAGAATTAAGATGAAGGACAAAAAGATTGAAAAGTATCTTGAAAAGGCAGATCGTTTTTCTGGTGATGGTGAATTGTATCAAAGTGTTACAGGAGTGGAAGGTAAAGGAACTCGTAATTTAAAAGACAGATGGAAGCTATATAAAATTTTATCCGCTGATTTAAAAGGCAAAAAGGTAGTTGATATCGGTTGTAATATTGGAGGCTTTTCTAAATTTTGTAAAGACAAGGTTAAAAGTTATTTAGGGATTGAGCCTTTCAAAGAATCAACTAAATTGGCCAAGCATCTTTTTCCATATTCCAATTGTACTTTCAGAACATCCACCTTTGATAAACTTAAAGGAAAGTTTGATGTGATTCTTGCATTGGCTGTAAGACGATACACTGGACTTTCAATGGAAGCTTTTGCTGAAGCTTGTTCTAATCGTTTAAATGAAAATGGATTGATCTTCTTTGAATCTCATGGAAGAGAAAAGCTGACTCCTAAAAAGAAAAAAGCATTTGAAAAATATTTTCGTATTGAAAGAGTGATTGATGTTCCTTCTACTTCACTTCCTGATTGTGAAAATGTTCGTTTTTTTATAAGAGGCATAAAAAAATGACCTACATTACCAACCAAAGATTAGCTAAACTTGCTGGAGTAGGTTTTAGATCAGAAGAAATTAAACTGGGGACTATTGTTTATTCTAGGACTCATACAATAGTCCCCCAGTTTAAGAAATTGGCTGAATTTCCTGAGTGTGTTTTAATCACCAGTTTCTCTGATGATAATTGTACGGATGAAATGGCTGATAAACTTCCTTTCAATGTTAAAAAATGGTTCAGTAATAATGTTTCAACTGATAATCCTAGAGTTATAGGAGTGCCTATTGGTCTAAGAACATCAAATGAAATTGAAATGAAAATAAAAGAAGCTGAAGAAAGAGGTAGATTGCCTGACCAAAATTTAGTGTATATGAATTTTTGGAGAAAGATTGCGAATAGAAGAGGCAGAGGTAATCCACGGAATGGATTATATAAAATGTTTGAAGGTAAAAAATGGGTCACTACTGAAGGGGGATACGAACATGTTTCTATAGACCATTTTTATAAACAAGTTATAAGCCATCCATATATTTTAAGTCCTCCGGGAGCTGGTCCAGATTGCCACCGTCATTGGGAAGCAATATTATTGGGCTCAATTCCTATTGTACAAAGAAGTCCCGTGACTAAAATTCTTGATGGTCTTCCTTGTCTTCAGGTAAATAACTGGAGTGAAGTAAATGAAGAAATGTTATTGGGATCATTACCTAGATTAAAAAAATTATTTAAAAGTCCACGGATGGAAATTTGTAAATTTGAATATTGGAAGAAAAAAATATTAGGGGTAGTCAATGTTTCATAATATGGTAATGTGTGGAATACCTAGAAGTGGCTCAACTTTAATATGGCAGATTCTACAGTCTATTTTTCCCAGACAGAAAATTATAAAAACACATCCTTATGATTGGGACGCAGATGGATCTTGGGTCTTTGCAAGTATTCGTGATCCTAGAGATATTGCTGCATCTTTATTGAGGGTAAGATTAAGTAGAGAAGGAAAAAAAAGGAATTTAGAAGGAAAAGATATAAGACAAGAATTAAAAAGGATGGAACTTAATTTTGAAAAATTAAGAAAATTGATAATTGGTCCACATGTAATTCTTAGATATGAAGAATTCTATCAAAATTATGATATTATATATGATTCTATTTGTAAAACATTTAATATAACTATTCCAACTAAAATACGATTACAATTAAATAGTAAATTTAGTTTAAAAAATAATAAAGGAAGAGCTGATAACCTGAAAAATTTTTATGATGTTGATGAATGGCACGTGCATGGAGATCATATAGGTCATATTCACCCGGGATATTGGAAAGAGTTCATACCAAGTTGGGGTATGCATTATATAAATAAAGTTTGTTTACCTATTTGTAAAGAATGGAATTATGATGAATAAAGCAAAAGTTGTTTTTAGTGGAATACCAAGATCAGGTTCAACTTTATTATGGCAAGTTTTTACTCATATTGTTCCTCATACTATTGGATCTGAAAGAACAACTCCCAGAGCTTGGAAGCCAGATGGTATTTCTTGGGCTTTATGTGCATATAGAAATCCTTATGATGTGGCAGCAAGCAAATATACTCTTCGTAAAGGAAGAGCAAAAGTAGAAGAAAAACCTGAAATTGGAGTGAGGGCTGTTTCTGGTCATGTGGTTAAATTATTTGATGCTTTAAAAAATTTAAAAGCAACTTATGATAAATGTCTTGTTTTCAAATATGAAGATTTCATATATGATTTTACACCTTTTTATGAAGCTATTGAAAAGTTATTTGAAATGGAAGTCCCACAATCCCAAAGAAAAGAAATATATGATTTATGTTGTCTTGAAGCAAATAAGAAAAAATGCGCTAGTCCAGATATAGATGATATGTATAAAGAATTTTGGTTGCATAGAAAACACATCAATTCTCCTGAACCAGGTTCATGGATAAATGTTATTCCAGAATCATGTCATACTTTATTGAGAAATAAGTGTGGGAGAATTTGTAAAGAATGGGGATATGATGAATAATATAATAGCTTGTGGAGTTCCAAGAACCGGTTCAACTTTAATTTGGCAGATTCTTATTAGAGCTTTACCTAATCGAAAAGTTATCAAAGCTCATCCTGCTTCCTGGGAACCTATTGATAATTGTTTTATTGTAGGTTCAATTAGACATCCTTATGATAATGCTGCTAGTTGTTTTCGTTCACGAGTGATAGGTGATGATGGAGATGGAGTGGATGTTAAAGGAACTAAAAAAGGATTGATTGCTGAATTGAGAATGCTTAAAAATAATTATGATCAATTGAGAATATTATTAGATAAATATCCTAGTTTTAATTTACGCTATGAGAATTTTTTTAATAATTTTGATTATGTATTTGATATAATTGAAAGTGATTTAAAGATAAAAGTTCCTTATGAGTTAAGAAAAGAAATTAAAATTGATTGTTCTTTTGGAATGAATATGAAAAGATCATTTGCTAATATCAAAGGTCAGGAATATCAGAAAACAAAAATAAATCCTGGGCATGTTGGAGTTGGAATTCCGGGCTCTTGGAAAGCTATTATTCCACGATGGGGATATGATGTAATGAGAAAATGGTGTGACCCTTTATGTAAGGATTGGGGCTATGAGGGTAAATAAGATACATAAATTCATTTTTATTTCTACTCCAAAAGCATGTACTCATACTATATATAATATTTTGGATGAGCATTATTCTTTTAGATTAAGAAAATTTGGATTTCATTGTAATAACATTCCTGAAAGATATAAAAATTATTTCAGATGGACAGTTGTGAGGAATCCTTTTAGCAGGGCTGTTAGTATTTGGTGGAGTGCCTGCCGTTTAGCTCATAAGGATCAATATAAATTCCGAGTCAGAAGTGGAGGACAATACGACTTTACTAAATTTATAGTTTGGTTATCTAAGCAAAATCAGAATGAAGCTTTAGTAATGAATCAATCTAATTGGCTTCGTTCAGTAGAGCCTTACAATCTTATTCATATGGAAAATTTAGAAGAAGAATTAAAACAACTTCCATTTTGGAAAGAAGGAATAAAGATACCCCAACTCAATACCACTACTGAAAAAATAGAAACACAATCAAAAGCTGAAGAAAAAGTTATTAAAAGACCTTCATTGAAAGAATTGTATAAAAGTAAGAGAGCAATTGAAGCTGTGTTGAAATGGGCTGAAGAAGATTTTGATAAATTTGAATATGAAAGAGATATCAAGTGGCTAAAAAAATAATTAGTATATCGCTTTATGGAGACTCACCTGTATATTTTAATGGGGTGATTGCCAATGCTAAACTTGTTCCTAAGATATTTCCAGGCTGGACAATGAGAGTATATTGTGAAATGTCCAATATTGATCTAACACCATTAGTAGAATTGGATTGTGAAATTATAAGAAAGCCTGAATCAAGACTTCACTCAGGAATGTTCTGGAGATTTTTAGCTGCATGGGATAATGAAGCTGAACGTGCAATTTTTCGTGATGCTGATTCCCGGTTAAATGTAAAAGAAGCTGAAGCAGTTAAAGCCTGGGAAGAATCTGGATTGGATGCCCATTGCATGAAAGATCATCTTCATCATACAATCAAACCAATGTCCGGGGGAATGTGGGGAATCAAATGTAGAATATTGCCTAGACAACTTTTGAGAGAAGTATTAAAGAAAGCAAGACAATCTCAAAAAAGGGTAAAGGATATGCATTGGTTAAGAGATAATGTTCATCCATTGATAAAAGATTCTTTGCTTCGTCATTCTTCATTTCCTTCCAGATGGCCCAGTGTTCCTTTTCCACCTCATCCTGAATATGAAGGCTTTGTTGGACAACAGTATGATGAATTAGATAATCCAATTTATCCAGGAGAAAATAAATGAAAATTTTAGTAACAGGTAGTAGTGGATTTATAGCCGGGCATTTGATTCAGGCTTTACTTGAACGTGGAAATGAAGTTACAGCTATTGATAAAAGAGTACCTTCAGATTGGATAGTCCATCAATTTTTAAAATATGAAGATCAATTAGATATTTGTCAAGGATACTTAACAGAAATTGTATGTAAAGAAGGAATGAGAAATATTCAAGTGGTTTATCATTTAGCTTCAGAAACTAATTTAGAAAAGTCAATGGGCAATCCTGTTCAAGCTCTTGAAGATGATTTAACTTCCACTGTACAATTACTTGAGGCTTGTAAAGAAGTTTCTCCAGATGCCCGATTTATTTTTACTTCCAGTGCAGCTGTATATGGTCATACTTCAAAACATAAAGTATCAGAAGAGGAAGCGGAAACAGCTGAAATGATTTCTACATATGGGATAAATAAAAGAGCTTGTGAATTTTATATTGACTTATATAAGAGAATTCATAAATTATCAATAGGGTGTGTTCGATTTTTTAATGTATATGGACCTGGACAATTAAATCTTCAAGCTGTGATCCCATCTTTTATTTTAAGTGCTTTGAAAGACAAAGAGCTATTGATTAAAGGGGATGGAAGTCATACCCGGGATTTTGTTCATGTGAGTGATGTCGTTGAAGCTCTTTTATTAATGGGCAAGAGTAATTGCCAGGGGATACTTAATGTAGGTACAGGGGAATCCCATTCAATAAAAGATTTAGTTGTTTATTTAGAAATTGAATTGAAGAAAAAATTACAAGTTGAAAATATTTCTATGACAGAATGGGATATTAAACATAGTTGTGCTGATGTTTCTTCAATTGAGGAATTGATTGGCTGGAAAGCAAAGAAGAAATTGGATGAAGGATTAAAAGATACAATAGAATATTATAAACAGATGATATAAAAAGATGGGGTTTCAGGGAACCTTCCCGAGTGTTCAGCCACGCTCTCAGAAAAGACCTTGGCCCCATCTTTTTTATTTTTTAAATAAAGTAATAGTATAAACAATTATATTTTCTTGAAATGATCCACGTCTGTGTTTAAGAAAATTTTTCACATGCCAATGTTCTCTTTTACCACAATATGTAAAATATACTCCTTTATTTTTATCAAATGCTTCTTTTAGCTTTCTTACAACTCTTGTTTCTTGAGTAACAATAGTAAGTAATTCGTACATTTTATTTCCTTTCTTTTTTAATGTTATAAAAACGTTTATCAAAAGTTCGTACTTTCAAAGGCATATTATATTGACCAGGATTTGACATATTACATCTTTCACATTCTCTAACACACCATTTATTAGGGAATTCATTAGATGATTTTGGTTTTGCATGGCCTCCTTCGTAACTTCCTGGATCTGTAGGAGCTTCTCCTAATTCATTATCAGCCAGCCACGTCCAATCATCTTCATCATCTGATAATTTAACATTTGGTCGTAGATTTGATCCCCATGCCTTACAACAATTACTATCACAATTGACTTTCACTTTTTGTCCAAAAAAAGTAATTATAGCTTCTTTCATTTTCTTTTTCCTTATTCCAATTCAATAATTAAACCAATTTTCATTTCATCAATATGTGTTACCTGGATAAACTGAAAACCAAATTCCTCAGTTAGCATTACCAGCATCTCCGGGACTCTACTCAGATATCCTTTATCTTTAGATACATCACCAAAAGGTTGATCCAGAGCCATTGTGCGCCTGGGTCTTTTCTTTGATAGGAGCAAAGAGGATAGCCGGAGAGCGAATGCTACAATAACAATGACTCCTCCCCCTACATTCTTTCTTTCTTTGCCATCCCGAATGAATAAGAGGTCTGCTTCAAGCTTTCCCCGTTTACGAATAAAGTTAATTTTGAATTCATAAGGATCAGGGAAAATAGCTTGGAGGCATTTGTTAACAATATTAGCTATTTGTTTATGAACCTGTTGCTGGATTTCCTCTGCAGCTTCCTGGGCAATTTCTTGAGCCCGGAGAATATCAGCCAATTGCTCTTTGGCTTGTTTCAATTTCTCTTGTTCTGTTTTTTGGAGCTTGAGTGCATCAGTATATTTGTCTTTTAGATCCTCAATTTGTTTTTTAAGTTTGGTCATTACTTAACCCTCTTAAATAATTTCTTGCCTTCCATAAGAAGACAACCTATAAGCACTCCAATAAAAAGCATTATTATATGACTCATTCTTTTTCCTTATGAAACTAATTTTTCCCAATCTCGTACTGCTAAAGCAAGAGCTTTTTCTTTTACTTCATTGATTGTTTCTTGTATTTCACAGAATTTTTCATACCTTTGAAAATAATGATAAACTGCTCCTCTTCGACCACAACGATTACAACGGACTTGAACATATATTTTATTTCTTTTATTCCTACTTGTGATTTTAGTATTACCACCACATCCACATGGAGAAATCATTCCTGAACCAGTTTCAATTATAGGGATGATGTCTTCATCAACTCTAATAGCTGCAGCAACTTCCTTGCATGCATCATGAGCTTCTTTTAAAGATACACTTCTTCTTGCTCTGTGTTCTTTAACTGCTGTAATCATTCGATTATTTTTGACCCAGTTAATTTCTTTTTCATTAAGTGTTGTTTTCATTTTCTTTCTCCTTTAATATCTAACGACTTTTGCAATATGCCCAAAAGGGATTTGACCAATTCTATCTTCATCCCATTTTTTAATTTTATAAGTATGAGTAGTCACTGTATTATCATTTGGTTTGGGAGTTTTTAGAACTCTTGCGAAATTTCCGCTTTTTAGTTTTAATCTTGATCCTCTTCTTAATTTTAATCTTTTTGATTTTTTTCTTTTTCCCATTCTTTTTCTCCTTTAAATTATGTGAACCTTTAAATTCTCCATTACTCATTGCAACCCATTGTCCTTTATCATTGAGTTGGACTCTGTATCTTCTTCCAGTACAATCTTTAACAGTGACCCGATCTTTAGCATATCGTTTTACAATCTCACCATATCGCCAGCCCTGGCAATAGAAAGAAAGGCAATCTTCTTTTGCTGCTGTTATTTTTTTCATAGTATTTCCTATATTATTATCTTTTTAAAAAGCAAAATTTGTGGATCTTCCTTTCTTGAATTGATCACTGGCATGGTTGCTACACCAATTATAAGCATCTTTAAATTTGTCACTGTCTTTGTGTAATAAGGAATCATTCATATGTTGAATTATTTTTAAACGGGGGTGTTTGTCATAATATTCATTTGTAGTATGATTTCCTTCAGCAGTAATTTTTACCATAGTTCCTAAAAATGAAAAACATATAATGATCATGACCAATCCCCTTTTAATCTTTTTTCGATCTCCCAACAGGTCCAACAAATTTCTCTACTCGTGTTTAAATTTTTCATTATTTGTTTTTGCTTTATTCGGCTTTCTTCAAAGTCTTTTATGGTATGTATTCCCACTTCAGTTAAATGCTTTTGAAGTTTTTTAGTTAATGCTTTTTTAGCTTTTTTAGTTCTGAGCATTTTTATTTTTCCTCTATAATTTTTTTTACTCTGGCAAGTAATTTAGAATCAGGTTTTGTATCCGTAATAAAAAGAGCAATCAATTGAGCCAAAATAGCTGTGCTCTTTTTTAATTTCTTTTTCAATTTTTCATGTTCCTTTCCTAATTTATCTAACCTATGCCAAGGTGAGTTTTTTTGTTTTTCTAAAAATTTACGTTCTTTTTCTTCTTCTCTTTTTTTTACTGAATCAGGATGGTGCTGTTTACAAAATCCATCTTTTACAGTTTTTCTTGAACATTGATACCGGTGCCAACCAGTAGGACTCCATACCAGTACTTTACAATAATCTTTTTTTAATTCAATTTCTGTCATTCTTTTTTCCTCAAATTAAACAAACGGATTTTCAACAAGACCATTCAACATATCTTCAGCCAAGCCCTGGGCATCTTCCCACTCCTCTTGCAGTTGTCCTTCAGTCATTCCTTCTGTGACCACCTGTTCAAAGAGTGCTTCAGTTAAATTAAAAAGTTCTGTTTTACTTGTCATTTTATTATCCTAATAGAAAAGTTTACCATCAATTACATCAACTTCATTTCCAGCTGCTTCCCAATAATGACAAAAAATTTCATACCCTTCTTCTTCAGGAAATTTCTCTTTTATGATTGGTAATATTTTCTTAAGATCTTTTTCTGTTTTAATACTCCGTGAATCTGTTGCAAAAAAATGACTTCCATTTAAACTAACATTGATTTCATAATAATTTTCCATCTTATATTCCTTTTAAAAAAGTAAAATCGAATTCTTTAAGAACTATAAGAAGTATAACATATAATCATTAAAAAAGCAACATAAAAATAAAAAAACTTTAACATATAATCAAAAACCCCTCTAAACTATCAATATCAACAGCTTAGAGGGGCAAAAATATTTTAAGAAAATAACAGATTATAAATGTTCCATCATCTTTTTCAATCTCTTAACTTCCCTCTTCTCTTTTCGTTCTGCTTTCTTCCATTCCTTTTCATCTAAATATATCTTTACTTCATCAGAAATAAGTTTACATAAGGTCTCAGGATCAAGGGCATCCAATTCCCAGGCCTTATTTCCAAATTTCTTAATATACTTTTTAGCTCTTGTGTCTGTTATCTTTGCAGGACTGGGAGGTGGTTTAAATTTTTTAATTTGGTTTTGATTTAATGCTAATCTTTCAACTATTATTTCAAGAGGTTTCCCATTCTTTGTTTTTATATGATGATTGATAAAAAGCTCAAGCCTTTCTTTAATATCTCTGCTCATATCTATTCCACTTGGATCATGATCTCCAAAATGTAATATTATAGGAACTTGTTTTTGTTCAAGGATAATATCAACAAATCGTAGACCTGTTCGCCACATAGATGATTGAGAAGCATATCCACGACAAGAGAAGCAGGGAATACGAAGCTTTGCACAGGTGGGTTCTATCACTCCAATCAAAGCATCTTTTTCAATCCATACTTCTGGTCTTGTTTTTTGAGTTTCATATAAATCTCTTTTATAGGAATCAATAGTTGATTGAACTATTTCTTCTGGACTATCCCAGGTGGATACTCTACGAATAAATCGAGTCCTATCTACAATAGCATTCCAATCTATTAATCCTGCAAGCCTGGCATTGCTAATTGTTCTTTCTAACCAATCGTAATTTGGTTGAGCATTTTTAGTTCCTTCTCTTGTATCTTTAATCCATTTTTTCCCTGTCCAGGAATAACGTCTATTCTCCGGGAAAGTATCAAGAGCAATAAATTGATAATAAAGCTGACGAAGGGTCATGTCAAATCCCTTCTTCATATAATTGTTTATTATCTCATCAGCTTTTTGAATTAAATATTTGGCGTCTGTATAGAACTGTTTTTCAACATAAGCAATTTTCATTCTTCTTCTCCTAGTTTATCACCCCATTTTTCCATGAAAGAATTTAGGCTAGACTCATATTCATTATCTATTTTTTTCAATTTCACTTCTGTCTTCTTTAAGGATTGTTGACCTTGTTTAAAACTTGAGCATTTGAATTTTTCTTTTAATGTTTCCATCTGTTGTTCAACTCTTCCTTTGGCCCGGTCTTTCTCCTGGCCTAATTTTTTAACTTCTTTTTCTATTCTTAGTACAGTATTTATATCAACCACGATCTAATGCCTCCAACATATGTTTTCTTACTTTATTTTTTACTGAATACTTTCCCATAAGGAATTCAACAGCTTCAATGAAATCAAAATTATGAACTTGAGCTTCTTTCAATCCATGTAATACATCAGCTACTTCTTTAGTAGTTCCTACAAAAGTTCCTTTGAAATCATCTTCCAAACTTTTAAATTTTTCATTCTTTCTACTTATCCAATGAGTTATTATTTTACCTGAAGAACATAACAGACCTATTCTGGGTCTATATTCCTTCTCATGTAATTTTCTTCTCATCAGAGTTCCACAATTCCATACGGGTACTCCATTCAATTTTGTTTTGAACCCTTTGTGATTATCTCCAAACACAACAGTGTGATATCCTTTTACTCGTTCTTTGTATTTGGATATATGATTATTACGAGAAGCTTTCTTATAAGTAAAATTCTTTTTCCAGAAGTAATCGTGAGATAAAGCAACATGATATTTTCCTTTGATTTTGTTTTTTAAAGATTCTAATTTTCTTCCCCAGGGAAAGCCATGAAGTATAATTCCATTTTTAGCCATTATAGGTTCTTCTGTTATCACTGGGATTATTCTATCAGCAAGACATAAGGTCCAGAATGCTGAATTTTCAATTCGTTCAATATTATGAAGAGGCAAATCATGTTGTCCTGGTACTGCATACATTTCTGGTAAAAACTTTAAAGCAAAGTTAATCAGAGCAGGTTGAGCAGCCCAATGATTAAAAATATCTCCAGCACATAATATAGGAGCATTATAACGAGAAGATAATTCAGCTAGATTATCCAATGATTTTTTCATAGTACGAAACCAATTGGACTCCTCTCTCCGTACCCGGGGAGGATCAAGACTCAGATGAATGTCAGCACAAAGAATTGCAATTACTTTGTCGTCACCTGGCTCCCGCATAGTGGACATGTTTTTCCTATCATCTTTCTTAGCTTTCTTTTTTTTGATGATAGTTCTTTTTCTTTTTGACATACTATTTTCTTCTCCAATATTATTTTATCAATACATTTAGATAGTTCTTTATAAAATCGTTTTGCTTTTTTGTATTTATTAGTAATTGAAATAAGAGGTTTGATATCAGGAATAACAGCTTCAGAAATAATCATATCTTTTTCAAGGTTCTCCAGTAGATTAGATAGGGTTTTCACTTTGAGGGCTGTATTTTTATATTGATTCCCTATTTTCACTAGCTTCTGGCCTTCTGAATGAGCTTCTCCAAGCGTTTTAGCCTTTAGTGAGTACTTTCCTATGTCTTTTATAGATATGGCCAGAGAATTGAAATAAGAGCGTCCTTTTTCTATCCGGGTTTCCATCTTCTCCAGTTGTTTGTATTCTTTTACCATTGGCTTTACAAATGCCATTTGTTTTAATAATGTTTCTGTTTCATCTAAATGTTTTTGAGATAGCTTGACTTCAGTATTTCCTTGACGTACTTTAGAGGATAATTTATATAAAGTGGTATCAATTATTTCCAGGTCAACTATTTGATTTAATTGTTTGCTTACTTCTCCAGGAGAAATATGAAACCAATAAGGAGCATCAAATTGAAATTGGAAATTTAGCTCTTCCATATTCAGAAACTTTTTAACTTCGTCAGGAACACTCTGGCCAAAGGCTTCAAGTTTTAATTTATTGATTTTATAGTTGTTGATTCCTTTTCCCTTTTTTCGGGATACAATACCTTTATCAGTTTTGATTCCTACATAAGCAGGCTTGTTTTCATCTCGAATAAAAGAATCTGCTGGACCATTATATTTATTTGTTGCAATCCATCTAATAGCTCTGATGATTGAACTTTTTCCTAAATCTGTTGCTCCGGTGAAGGTAGTAATATGAGGATCAAGCTTTGCCCGGAATAGATCATGGGCTTCAAAGTTTTTTATTATGAGTTCTTTAATCATTTTTTAATTCATCAGGTATAATAGGACATTCTTCTACAACGCAAAAGCATTCATTATGGTATGGAGGATAACCAACTTTATCAGCGTTTAATCCATTTTTTGATAAACAAATTGGATGATCTATTTTTGAACATGGAATACTTATAACAACAGTTGGTTCTGTTTCCCATTCATCCAAATCAGGCAAGTTGTCAAACATCCCAATCTCCTGCTACAGTTCTTTTTCCATATTCGGCTATGCATAATGCATCGGCCATCCCGTCTGAATCTTTTCTACTTCTTTTTGTAGGCAATAAATTTACTTTGGGCCAAAGTCTTTTAGCTATAATGATGCTAACATCTTTTGAACCTTTTGGCATACCTTTGCATATAACTTTTTTCCAAGCTTGTGGGGTCACTAAAGTATAAGGCAATCCCAGTCCAACGCAGATTCCCCGGATCAATCCCCAACCAGTTCCAAAATTAAACATACTGGTCACCCCCTGTCCGGGCATTGCATGAACCTTTTCAATAAAAACATGACCCACTTTATATTTTAATAAGCATTTTCTTAATTTTCGTTCATCCAAAGCATTTTTGGTTTTGGTTATTTTAAGAGTGGGCATTGGTAATACTTTTACTTTATTATTTTTTATAAAACCAATAGCTCCTTTTAATCCGGGATCAATTCCTACAACAATCATCTTCTTTTCCTTCTTCTTATTTTACTTTTGAATTTACCTTTGAAAAAATTTATCCATTGTTTCTTTCTCTTGGGCTCCAGATAACTCATAATATTATAATACTTACAGAACTTAAAAAACATTTTGATATTATATTCTGGTTCATATATTTCAAATGATTTTGTTTTCTTGTGAGGAAGTACAGTTAGTTCAGCCCATTCCTTATACTCATTCGTACTTTTTTCTATTGTTCTATATTGTTTATACTTTTTTGATAACTTTCCTGTTAAATATTTAATAGCTCCTTTTTCACCTACTCCTTTTAAACCAGGAACACAATCTGAAGTACAACCACCAAGACCTTTTACCATACCCCATGTAGCCGGAATCAAATTATATTTTTCTTCAAAAGATTCCATATCCATTAATAATTTTTTTCCTGGATCATACCATTTAACATAAGGATTAATACATTGGTATAAATCTTGATCTGATGTAATGATAATTCCTTTTTGTTTTTTCCAAGTAAGTTTTTCAGCAGCATAAGCAATTAAATCATCTGATTCTAAACCTACTTGTTTAAATATAGGGAAACCTAGTTTAGGAAATATTTTATTTTTAAGTTTGTCTACCTGCAGATGCATTATATCAATTTGCTTTTGTTCTTCTGGAGTACGTGAATCATGTCTTCTCTTCTTATATCCGGGGAAAGCCCGTTCACGATAACTTTTTTTTGAATCAGCAAAGATCACTATTTTATTACTACTTACTGGAGGGTTTTTACATATATCATAAAGCTCTTGAAAGAATCCATAGAGAACTCCTGTTGGAATATCTTCATGAGTTAAATTTCCGGTGGTGCATCTTGCCCGGTGAGCAATATAACTCAAATCTATAAATACCCATTTCATTTTTTATCTTTCTTGAAGGGTTTGTCTATCATGGGTAATTGTGGCTGCAAAGGTTGATGGAATGTTAATTGACTAAACCAAAAACATCCAGTGAATAGTATTTTCAAACGTTCTCTCCAAGTTAATTTCCAACAAGAGATTACATCACCTTCAGGTTCTTCTGATCTATAAACAGGTAAAGGTAAATATTCGGGTTGATCTTTTGCATAAGTACAATTTGATTCTTTAAATTTAATAGGTTTCATTTCTTTTTCCTTTTCAAAGACTCTCTCCATTTTTCCATAAGCATATCAATATACTTAATAATTTCATCAAAACATTTTGGATCTATATCAGTTTTTGGGAGTGCTCTCCAAACATAAGTACGCCAAGCACCTTTCCAATGAATTATTCCTATTTTCTGATGTCCATAATATTCATTAAATACTAAATACCTTGATAATTTATTTTTAGGTTTTGGAGGAATCTTTTTGAAACTCAAATAACGTTCCATTTAATATCTTCCTTTCCTGTTTAAATTACAGGCAAGCCTAATTTCTTTCCAACATCTTCCAGTAATAATTTGAAGTTTTCTGTATAAATTTTCTTCTTCAATATAATGAATCAATTTTTCTCTAGTAAAAGTTGCTTTGAATTCTTCAGCATTAATCTTTTGTCCTGTTTTACTCCACCATTTCTCATCAACAAGATAATCAATACAGCTACCAATATCATCAATCCCATATGTGGGATAAATATCCAGTTTGACTTTATATTTTTCTCCTGTTATTCGGTTCTTTTTTAATTTAAGGTCTATGTGGACTCCAATTGATCTTGGTTTCCCTTTAACAGTTTTGGTAATTTGACCGTATACACTACTCCATATTTCTACAGTAGCATAAAACTTAAGTGATTTTCCACCAGAACGAGTTTTCTTTTCCCTGCCAAATCCAATATTATCTCTTGTCTGGGAAATGATGATCAATATAGAACCAGTTTTTTTCAAACGGTTCACCATCTTTCTTATATTTTCACTATTCTTTTTAGCTTTGCTTGTGCCATAACTTCCTTCTGTTGTTTTTCCTTTTCTGTGAGCCTCTTTCTGTTCTTCAAATTTCTCATTGTCAGCTTCACTATCTAATCCATCCATACTATCTAAAATATATATGAAAGGTTTATCAGCTTTAATTGCATCATCTAAATTATAATAAAATTCTTCAATCAGCATTGAGTAAATTGGATTTCCTTTTTCATCTGTCATGGGTGCTTCAACTTTTCTGGCTACTTCTTTATTAAAAAGAGCTTCCAAATCAATGTTCATTCCGTCCTCAACGTTATCATATATCAATCGGTAATTTTTAAATAAAGGATGTCTTAATGCTTCAGCAAGACATGTCATAGATAAAAAGGTTTTGCCACTTTCAGAATCACCTACTATAAAATAATATTTTCCTTTTGCAAATGCTCCAAAAGGATTATTGGTACACGCCAGGTTTAAAAGTGTTGAACCTGATGAGAGTATATTTTCAGTTTTAGGTTTTAATTTCTTTTTCTTTTTTGGTTTCTTTGCTGCAGTCTTTTTTATTTGCTTCACTATCTTTTTAAACTTGGACATAAGTTTTCCTTAAAAGTAGGGGAGAGGTTATTAGCCCCTCCCCCAAAAATGTTTAATTATTCTTCTTCCTCTTCTTCTTCGTCCTCTTCCTCTTCTTCAAAATCATCATCTTCTTCCTCTTCCTCTTCTTCGTCGTCCTCTTCTTCTTCTTCTTCCTCTTCATCATCCCAATCATCATCTTCGTCGTCCTCTTCTTCTTCTTCTTCCTCTTCATCATCCCAATCATCATCTTCGTCGTCTTCTTCTTCTTCTTCCAAATCTTCCTCTTCTTCTTCGTCTTCTTCATCATCCCAATCATCATCATCATCTTCTTCGTCCTCTTCAGGTTCAGGCTTCTTCTTCTTTTTAGCTGCCTTCTTTTTCTTTGCTGCTTTCTTCCTGGGTTTGGGTTTTGCTTCTTCTTCTTCATCATCATCTTCTTCTTCGTCTTCAGGATCTTCACCTTCAAGAAACATGGCTTCAATCTTTTTAGAAGGAAGAACATTTAAAATGGTATCCAGATCAAGAACTTTTTCAAGTATCTCATCTTCATCCATCTCATCACGTTCAACAAAATCAAAAGCTGTTGCTTCAAGAAATTTATTCCCATTATAAACAGCATCTGAAAATCTCACTCTTACTGTTCTGCCTTCATCCGTCACGTCCCAGAAAGAAAAGTTGTCTTCATTTTCGGGCTCTTCCAGTTCTGCATTCAACTGCATATCAAATTTGCCATATGAAAGAGCGAAAATAGCAATGGTATCAGGATCGTCAGGATGAAGAATGTTCATTATGACCCATTCCTGGCCTTTAATGTCATTGATCAACTCTTTGTTTTCATCCCAATTCTTTTTCAGTTTGTCAACTTCATTGCAGATGATACAGGGTTTGCCAATTGACCGGGGGCAAACAACAGAAGCTTTATCAATACCCAGATCATAATGAACTCTGAAGTATCTTCTGAACCAAAGATTACCTTTTCCAATGACGTTTCCATTCCGTTCTTTATGATCCTTGATTGAAATTTCAAAAGGAACAATATCCAATTTGTATTTTCCTCTTTTCTCAGGAGACCATACTTCAGTATCTTTAGGAAGATTCAACCAGTTTGCATTTTTACCACCGCTGACCATGTTTTTCTTTGTGTCTTCTTTTGAAAGCCGGTTACGATTTGACTTTCTTTTTTTACTTTTCACAGGTCTCTTCTTTGCGGATTTTTTCTTTGCTGCCTTCTTTTTGGCAGGTCTTTTCTTAACAGCTTTTTTCTTAGCCATTTCTTTTCCTTTCTTTCCATTCCTCAATTGATCGCATTATAGCTGTAGTTGATGTTCTAGCAGCCACATACAACCAATACCAAGCAATGATTCCAATAAAAATATATCTCAAAACAGTTACAAAATTATTCACGGCTACCCTTCTTTCTTTTCCGACTCTGCTTGATCATTTTCTCATTAGTCTTTTCTCCTTTCTTTTTCTTAACTTTATTCCAAAAATAATCTGGTGAATGAGGCGTGCTTGGTCCTGAAAAATATTCTCTTCCATGAAGTTGTACCAACAACTCTAACATTCGTTTCCTTTGCTCCATTGATTCTTGAGCTTTATTAAGTAAATCAGCTTCATATCTAGCATTAATCATTCGTTTATAAGCAATTTTATATTCAACATGAGTTGTGACTGCTTCTCTAATAGCATTGTCAGTTACCTTTGTAATATTAAATGCTGCTGGTTTTCCTCTTGCTCTTCGTGCTAACTCAGCTTCTTTTACGCTTAGTTTAAATTTATAAATTTCATATTTTTTACGGGCTTTCTGAGTCAATGAAGAATATTTAAAATAGAGTTCAGGCTGAAGACAAGCTTCAACTTCTAAATTTTCAATATCAATTTCTGAATCTTTTTCAAATTCGTTTTTATTCATTAGTAACCACCATTTGCCATATTATTTATAACATCTTTTGCAAATCTTTCAACAGCTTCTAATTGAGCTTCGGCATTTCCAGTATTCTGGTCAGCCCTTGTACGATATTTTTTATATTGTTCTTTTTCCATTTTGTGAAATTCTAAAGAGCCTTTAAGTGTTTTTATTTCTCCTTCTAATTCAATAATCTTTTTTAATTTTTCGCAATTCTCTTTTGCAAGCCTTTTAGTAAGTTTAAGTAATTCATCTTTAGTCATTTTTCATCTCCTTAAAATAAAATATAAAATGCGGTGAAGTAAAAGGAAAGGAGAACATGAATTCCCAACCGGTCGTGACTGCTTGTCCATGATTACAGCAAAAACCAACTCCACCGCATAGTTTTAAAAGAACTTTCTTATATATTATTATCTTTTTCAACACTTTAAAAGTCTCCATTAACAGCTTGATAGCAAGCTCTTACCAAACCAAACTTCTTTGAATCGTAGAAATGATTTTCAAAACAAGTCAATATATGAAAGATATAATCTTTGTTTTTTGCATTACCTAAAAGACAACCAGAACAATATCCCATTACAGCCCACCTTATTGATTCTGGTTCACCTTTAATATCCCGGAGAATTTTAGAAACAAATGACCACTCTTTATTCTGTATCAATGCCCGGCATAAATCTATACCTTCTTTCTCATCTTCCTGGGCCCCTATGGCTTCGCTACGTTGATTCTCCGGCAGGTTCTTTAATTTATCGAGTAAAACCAAGCATTTTCGTGCGGAGCCCTCAGAAGCGTCTATTACATCTTCTATTATATCTGCAGTAAATTTTATTTTTTCTCTTTTGCTTATTCTTTGTATGAGCTTAAGCATGTTTTGTCTATCAAGAGGTTCCACAGGCATTTCAGTACAACGATTACGAATAGTACTTATTAACTTCTGAGGATTGGTAGTGCAAAGGAAAAAATAAATATGGTCTGGAGTATCTTCAAATATTTTCAAAGCAGCTTCTTGTCCAGCTGTAGTCATTTGATGAACTTCATCCAATAACCATATTCTGCAAGTTCCTCCAACTGGTGCTAAATGCATTGTTTGTCTAATTTCTCTGGTGGTATCTATTCCCCGGAAATCAGAACAGTTCAATTCTTGGAAATCTATATCAGCACATTCCAGTTCTTCTTTAAGTATTCGGGCTAATGTTGTTTTTCCACAACCGGATTCCCCGTGAAATAATATTGTATGAGGAACTGTTTTACGTTCAATCATATTCTTTAAAGTAGCAACAGTGGATTTATTTCCAATTACCCCTTTTAAAGTTTTGGGTCTATGTTTTTTATAAAGTTCTTTCATTTTATTTCCTTGCATTTTCGTTAAAACAATCACAAACTTTTCGCATCCATTCTGTTGTTCTTATTTTTTCTGGAGATAAATAACACATAAGATTATTTTTTAACTTTACCCATAACCCGTGTTCTGTTTCTGGTAATACTAAAAATATATTATTTTTGAATTCTTCAAGAAATCTATGAAATTCATGGTCTTCTCTAGGTATTATTTTTATCATTTCTTTCACAGTTCCAATAATATCTCTCATTTTGGTATCTCCATTTCTTCTTTATCAGCCCAACTACCTCCAACTGGAGAAACTTCAGCTTCAATTTCAAGAGGAACATTTATCCATTTCCATTTTCTTGCTAATTGTTTTGTCATTACATCATTCGCAAGAACTAAAAAATCATTTAACTCTTCTTCCGGGACATCAGCAAGGATACTATCATGAATCTGACCCACAATTAAAGTTTTCATTTTATGTTTCTTAAGCTCAACTCTTACTAATCGAGTCAAGGACCAAAGTAAACAATGAAAAGCTGATCCCTGGACAGGATAATTTATTATTTCATTACGTTTCATAAAGCCTTGACATATGAATCCTGTTTTAGTTAACATATATCCATTGTCCAGATATTTATTATACCATTTCTTTTTCCATTGAGCATACACTTTGAATCGTTTCTCCCAAAAGTTTTTTTCAACCATTTCAATATGTCTTACAAATGTGTATTTGGGTTGAGTATCATATTTATTTAAACTTTCACAGTCACCTAATTCAGTAATTCCTTTTTTTCTTAAGTGGGTTTTAAGGGGAGTTCCTTTTTCTGTCTTTAGATCACCTGTTATTATTGATTCCCATAAGTTCCGGGCACAATCAACATAAACACTCCCATAAAATTGAGGAAATACAAAACAATTCTTTCCATAGAAACGAATATCCTTAGTGATTTGATTTGAATTAAGCTTATAACATTCCATAGCCATGTCCCGGTGCATATCTTTCTCAGGATTCTTTATATAATCAATCATCCGGGGATCTTTATGATAGCAAGCTGCTACTCCAACTTCAATTCCACTATAATCTAATTCAAGTAATTGATTCCCTGGCCTGGCAATGAAAGCTCTTCTGATCAATTTACCTAGTTCTTTATCCCTTACAGGAATGTTTTGAAAATTAGGTGAGTCAGATGATCCCCGAAATGTTCTAGGGATATGTAAATTGAAAAAAGGATGAAGCAAACCATCAACAACTTCCTTTTCAATTCCCCTTAGATAAGTTGTAAGAGCTTTTTGTAGCTTTTTAATTTTTAGATAACCAATTACGAATGGATGATCTACTGTCATTAAAGATTTTTCATTGGTTCTGTATCTTCCAGTTTTAGTTAAGTCTGGACATTCAATTCCCATATGCTCAAACAATATTTTTCCTAGTTGATCATTTGAATTAAAATTAGTTTTATGTTTATATATCTTTCTCCAGGTTTTTGCTACTTCTGTTTTATCTAATTTTGTTAAAAGCTTTTTGATTCTTCTTTCAGTTTTTGTTGTAGCTCTTTTTAAATAAGCAGTATCAATTTGGATTCCATTCCCTTCTACTTCTGCCAGGGCAATAGCTCCATCATGA